CTTTAAATCCCCCGGTATCCATATACATTATCTCACATCACTATTGCGCATGAGGAACCCTCGCCTGTTCTAAGATAGGTTCATGGAAGACCCTGTAGAGAAGGTTGAAACAGACGACAAGCTTGATTTGTACTGCATTGAGTGCGGAATGTTGCTGGCTCGAAGCGACGAGCGATGCCACCAATGTGGAGCGTTTCAGTAAGACGCCTCTAGTTTCTCTCTGTACCGCCAAACATCAAAAAACTTTCCTCAGGTAAAAACATTTTACCTATCTCAAAATACGCATCAAGTGTGTATTTCGTAGCGTAGTGACCAACGAAAACGTAGCGTTCGCCGCTAATCACTGGCTTTATGCCATGTTTGTACATTTCTGACGATGGCCAGCCGTACACCTCGCCTGCTTCTTGATCAATAACTAACGTCGGGTTGCTGTCAGGGGCTCCGTTAGCACAAAAGTAAATCTCGCCACCGTCAAAATCTTCGTTCAGTAGCAGCGAGCAACTTGAATCAAGAAGGAAAAGCGGGAAGGGTCGATTTCTAAAGAAGCCCCCAATATTTTCTAGTTGGTCGTTACTGAACCAACGTGAAACGATAGGTTGATCTGAATGTTGATTCATAAACGAACCAACTGGGTACTTTTTGATTGAGAACGACAAGCAGTGCATTTGATGTCCCCTGCTTTCCGTCATGAACTTTTCAGTTGGCTCAACTAGCTCATCCAGAATGAATTTCGCTGATGGATCGTCAACACCTAAGCCAGCCAGATGTGCCATAGGATCCCCAACTCGCAAACCGGATATGGGAAGCCAAGGCGACAAAACACTCATATTGAGTGTTCCACATTTCTGGTCAAAGGTGCGGTGGAGGGGAGAACTCTCACCAAGATCAGCGTTTTCAAATAGTTCAATAGCGTTTAGACACGTATCTTCAGATATGAGATTTTTTCTGGAAGCGAGTAAAGGAAATTCAGAACCGCTCATTCAGAAATAGTAACTTAACTAGATTGCTTCGGAGGGCGTCCTCGCTTCTTCGGAGCAGGAGCCGCCTGATTCATATGCCACTCAATGTGGTCATCAACACGCTCACTAACCCGCCTGACGTCTGTCTTGACGTCTTCAACATCTCCGTGGATGTCTTTAAGGATGTCTCTCACCATTCCATGGTCGCGGTTGTTGTCTCTGCGTAGTTTCTCAATGAGGACTGTAAGTAATGTCCCAAGTCCGACTGCAACCGCTGCTACTGCTTCGCCCATGGAAATGTCCATGATCTTCCCTCTTCATCTAGAGATCTAGTGAGAGGGAACTTTTCCCTCGGTTACATTTTACAACAACTGCTTACACGTTTTAGTAAACGTTGACAGTTTTCACATTGATTTAGGCAACAAAAGACCTGCATCAACCAAGGAATCATTTAGGCATGAAGTCATCTTTATGTCACTGAAAAGATAGCCGTAGAAAATTTCAGGTTCGCCTGATGACAGAACTGTCCCCACATAAACGACTGTATGTCCAGCAAACCAGTCATAGATGTAGTCGATCGCAGTTTGCCAACCAGGGGCATCGCTCATGGGGCTCGGTTCAGCCGGAGCCTCAACACCATGTAAATGCAAGCGTATCCGAGTAGATACACCAAACCCCAACTCAATAAGAAGATCAATGGTCGTTGAGTCAACAATCTTGACAAGTTTGGCTTCATGGAGTGTCCTCATAACCTTCCCCGATTATTGTTGAATCTCCACAGAGATGTCAATAGCGGAAACTATTTGTCCCACTCTTTAGCAGTAGGTTCAGGCTTGCGCTTGGCAGGCACAGTTTTTGCTCTCAAAACGTTTTTGTCTGAGAACCTTTGGCGGTCTTCTTTTGACCATTTTGATTTAGTAGATGACGACATGATGGGATCCTTAGTTATTGAAAAAACTATTCAGTATTAAACCAGCCATCAAGATACCAGACATGAAAGAAATTATTGTGGCTACCCACAAGATTATCTTCATTAATGACTTCAAAGTTCAGTCGTCATCCTTCTTGGAACCCTTGGCACCGAAGTATCCACCGATGATACCGATGACACCGCCAAGAGCAGTCTGGACAAGCGTCATCACGTCAGAAGAAACTTCAACAGCCTCGCCAGTTGTTCGAGTCTCAATAGCAGCAACGAGATAGTCGCCGACAATGGCAACGAGGATTGCTGCCATGACACCGACGGCAAGCACGTACATGGTTCTTTCTTTCATGTCTTTCATTTCGATGCAGCTTTTCTGCGGATTGAGGAGATCCCGATAGTCAGAATCCCGGCGTTGATCATGATTACTGCAAGTATCAATCTGCTATTGGTTGAGCCACCTGTGACCGGAAGGACGCCGTGATCATGGCTTGAATGATCATGTTCTGTCGTCGTTGTAACAACTTCGGTTGTGGTGGGAGACTCGGTAGTCGCAGGCGCTGGTGCTGGAGCTTCAGTCGTTTCAGGAACTGGCGCTTCAGTAGTGGTTGGCGCTTCAGTAGTGGTTGGCGCTGCGGTCGTGGTAGGCGCTTGAGTCGTAGTCGGTGCTGCAGTAGTAGTTGGCGCTGCGGTCGTCGTAGGAGCCTCAGTGGTCGTAGTCGGAGGATTCCATGAAACAGTCGCGGAAACGGTCTTCTCAACACCATTAACTGTTGCGGTCGCCGTGTAGACAGCAGTACCTTCGCTCTCAGTTCTCACCGTGATTGTGGCAACACCACTAGCGTCGGTGGTAGCCGTGAGCACTTCGCCAGCATCTGGACCAGAACTAACCGTCACGGTAACTTCCACACCTTCCTGCGGCGTGCCATCAAGTGTTTGGGCTACCGCAGTGATAATGAGATCTTCCCCGGCATTCGGGTTCTCTGGGGAAATCGTCAAAGTGAAAGAACTTGGCAGTGAAACTTCGCCACCGCCGATGGACACTGCCACGATGCTTGATGATCCAGTTGGGTATTCCCATTCTGCAAGTGTCCTCAAACCACCAAGATCTCCGGTGAAGTATCCGTGCCAACAGGCGACAACGTCAGCGTTAGTCAAACCGAAATCAGTAGTGCCATCAGCGGTAGCGTCTGGACCACCATTACACCCACCATCGTTGAATACAGCGTCAGGCAACAGGGCGGTAAGCCACCCGAAGGTGTTGTAGTTAGCAAACAAACCACCACCAGAGTTCACATAGTCAGCAATCTTCTCGGCGTTATCAGTGAACTTGCCGCTGATAGCCCCACTACGTCCCCAGTCGTCAGGAATCCAGATAACACGCGGCGGATCAGAAACAATGTTCGTCCCAAAGAATGTGTCAATTTCTGCTTCCGTATTGAAGAACTCGACTTCAGGGGCAGTATCAAAAGATGAAAGGAAGATAGGAATCTGGGTGTCCCAGTCGCTACCGCACCCACCGACCGACGAACCAACACCCAGAATCGCAATTTTTCCGTTGTTGCCCGGCATCAAAGACTGCGAGTAAACACTGTCCAACACCTTGGCAATATAGTTTTCTGTTCCCTCTCCATACACGGCGTGACACGCAGGGTCCATGCCGTCCAAAACCATAGGTCCGCCACCGCTACCGGAGGCAAAAGCAGGCGTGCTAAACGATGGTGTCGGAACGACACTTAGGCATCCAATAGCAATTAGAGCAACGCCAATGACATTCGCAACATTTCTCCGAACGAAACCCATTTTTTAAGCCCCCTATTGGCTTTGCTGATTTTTTCAGCCAAACATTGCTTTCCAAGTGCGAGGACCGACAACACCATCAGCCGGACCACACTGAGCACGGTTTTGACGCTGGAAACGACGAACTGCTTCCAATGTGCGAGGACCAAACTTTCCGTCGGTCGCAACACCCACACGATTCTGGATTTGCTCAACAACGGGTCCTGAAGAAAGACGCTTGACTGGCGAACCAGGATAAGGCAACAACTTTGCCTCGGAACCGTCATCGCCACCATCATCCGGCACAACAACCTTGGCGGCAGGCTTTTTCGCTGGAGCCTTGGGAGCAGGGGCTGAACCGCCATCATGATCGCAACCCTCAGCGGCGTGACCGGCAGACCCTGGTCCCCAAATGCCATCAACATGGAGATCATGCGTTGACTGCCAAGCACGCACAGCCTCTTCGGTCTTTGAACCAAAGTCACCGTCAGCCGTAGCGCCAACAATCTCTTGCATTTCCTTGACTTCGTCACCTTTTGAACCCTTGGTCAGCCACGGCTTTTTGCCTCGTGGAGCCTTCGGCGCAGGAGCAGAAGCAGACGCTTTCACCTCAACGGGGGCGTCACCAAGGAGTTCTTTGAATGCGTCAATGTAGAACTGGGCGTCATCGGCTTTTTCATTCGATATCTCGACGTGTACCCAATCTCCGTTAGGTGCGCCGCTGAACGCCTTTTTGTCATAGACCTGCCAAGCATCTCGGTCGCATTTGTATCCGCGACCCCAAGGCTTTGGGTAGTAGTCAAAGACTGCTTCAATGTGAAGTGCGTCGGCGTTCTCCACGAGGAAGTCCATCATTTTGCAAGCGTCTTCGTAGTTACCAGTTCCACGGTATGGCTTACCTCGCCAAGAAAGGTCCGCCCCTCGACCCGTCGCATGGACGCTGTACGAGGATTTTCCTCTTTTCTTACGAACGCCAAAGCTTCCGTTATTCCAAAGCCCAAAATGTGCTTCAAGAAGGTCAATGAGTGCTTCCATTCCAGCACGCTTGCCTGAAGCGATTTCGTCAAATCCGGTGTACGGGCGCTTAGCCATTACAAACTCCTTGGTTGTGGATGCTTCTATTTTAGCATTGTGAAGTTATGTGCTGTGGCTGAATGCCTTTATTCACTTAGTCATGACTGGAGCTGCGGAAAAAACCTCGTTGATCTCTTCCTGATCAAGTTGACCGTCACCGACATAAGCGCGAGCCAAGCCTTCAACGACTTTTGCGACACCCGTAACGCCTGCCATCACAGCAGCCTGCCAAACTTCTATGCCGACAAGAGTTCCTGTGCCGATCATTCCGAGGGCAGTCATTACGAAATATGCAAATATCCTTTTTGCAATTCCCCACCACATGTCCATATCATTCATCTCCTGAACTTGAAATAATTACCAGTAAATGGATCACCAAAGCAGAGATAGACATGTAAAGACCCCATTTGAGTGTGTCTCCACTCAAAGTGATCAAAACTAGACCCGTCCCAGCGAGTGTCCATGCAAGATCGCCCAACTCAAACCAAAGTTGAACAATCTTCTTTTTTATTAGAGATAGTGCTTTCTTCATTTTTATTTCCTCCCCCCTCGGGATGAAGATTTTGATTTGCTCACACCTCCAGCGGAACCACCGCCAGAAGTAGGGATAACGACGGCAATTGTTGTTACCGCAGTGATGACGCGACGTGTTCCCACGTCAACTAGAGAGTCCTGAGGCACATAGTCGTCAAATCCGCCTTCGAAGATGTTGACTTCTTCCTCAAATGTCTCTTTGATCTCTTTAGATTCATCTGAAAGCTCTTTGGCGATAGCTTGTTTCACGCCGTCGTCAAGCGTTTCAAAGTTTTCAGATTGAACGATCTCGGTGATTTCTTCAACAGAGACTTCGCCGTCCAGAACGTGGGCTACGTCTTCGGCGAGTTCTTGATCTTCAATCTTTGAAATCAGGAGAACTTCGTCAGGCTCAACGTTCTTCAGATCCTCAATATCCAGAACCCCTTCTTCTGGTTCTGTCTGAATTACAACGTCATCAGGTAGCAGAGCCAGGTTTTCTGGAACGGTAGTAGGCGTCGGCGCTACGGTGGTCGTCGGGCTCGTCGTTGCAGGCAGGACAGTTGAGGTGGTCGTAGACGACGACGTCGTTGTCGGTGGCAACGATGTAGTGGTGGTTGTAGTTGGAGCGGTAGTGGTAGGTGCGACTGTCGTTGTTGTTGGCGGCGCTGTTGATGTGGTGGTTGTCGTGGAAGTGCTCGTAGTTGGGGGAACCGTAGTCGTCGAAGTAGTTGTTGATGGCGGCACCTCCGTTGTAGTCGTCGTTGTAGACGTTGTGGTGGGTATGGTTGTTGTAGATGTTGTGGAAGTCGTTGTTGTTGGCGGCAGCGTTGTCGTTGTTGTCGTCGTTGATGTTGTGGTGGTTGTTGTCGTTGTCGTTGTGGTTGTTGTGGTTGTCGTTGGTGGCGGTGGTGCTGAAACCTCAATTTCCATCGTTTCACCGATGTGGCAGTCCCCTTCAGAACCACACGCCAGAATATTAAAATATTTAACACCACTACCAATATCTTCGTATGCAACTGTGTAAGAAGTTTGAGAAAAAGTCCCAGTGCTGGAGATAGCACCTTCGTCTTCTAGTTCCCACATGTTCCCGGTGTCGTTCCAAGCGATTTGGTAATGAGATGGATCCACAAATCCGTCGGAAGAAGCGTCCCAACTAAACGTCAGATCCCCGGTCGCTCTGTCCACCACGTACGTTTGGTTGTCAACAACGTCGGGCATGTTCATGATTGTCGTTGACTGGACAGGCGTCCAGGAGGAGTACCTGGCTTCCGTGTCATTATCTGATCTGATAGCTACGTTAAATAGCCCGTGAGCCTCGTTGAAAAGAGTTTCTATATATGAGGCGTCAAATGTGTATGCGGTGTTCAATGCGTTTTCGTCACCGACATTTCCCGTCGCCACTCCGTATGGACCGGCGTTGCCGTCATCGTTGAGACCAAATCCGATTGCGTATCGTTCAGGATCGAGTGTGCCACTGGTTGGTGCATCCCAGTCGGCGGTAACGGTTCCGTTGAAGTAGTCAACGGTCAGGGTGAGGTTTGTTGGTGCTCCGATTGTTTGCGGAACAGTTGTGGTCGTCGTCGTGGTCGTCGTGGTCGGTGTTCCACCAGTCAACTGAACATCTGTAATGACAAGTTCATAATCACTTGTCCCCCACTCGGGCGTGTTCCCAAGCCCTAACTGCTCAGGGTAATATCCTGCGCGTAGGCGGTAGTCGCCAGCGTCCAGCGTCGTGTAAATCTTCGACGACACGCACTGGTCTTGATCGTTGAAGTTGCCGTCGTCGTCGTATGCGATCAGTGTGTCTTTGTCGTCATACAACCATAGGTGTGGGTCAACTGTTGCCTCTTCGCACGACTGGTTACTGTTGCCGTAGATGACGACATCAGTGCCGTCCTGCTCAACTTCAAAGTACCAGTCGGATTCCTCGGTGACCGTGTAGGACGAGGCGTTGGCGGTAGGGGTGCCAGAAATAAACGCCAATATTGCTACAGGCGCAAATATTCCCCAAATCCCACGACGCCTATTACGAGACAAAAGCCCACCTCCACATAAATAATAGCAGGGAGTCAAATAGTGCTATGTCCATAAAAGAGAAAACCCCCCGGCTCCGAAGAGCCGAGGGGCAATCTCTACTGAGTGTTTATGTTCAGCTGGTGGGGGCTGCGTCAAACGAAACCTTGACGAATGCCTCCGGACGCTTCACCGCGAGGGCGAGGCGCTGCTCAGCAAGGACGACGATCGCGTTGCGAACGAAGAAGTCCGAGTGCTGCTCGCTGATACGGATGCTGGCCTGCTCACGGTCATACAACTGTGCGCCGGTTCCGAACGCTCCGACGAGAGCGGTGCCCTCGGCGATAGCAGGAGTCTCAATGACGGGGATCCGCCAGATGCGAGGCTCGCCACCCATGGCGACGGAGACAGCAACGAGGTACTGACCGTTGGCGTCCTTCGACAACTCAATCTCTTCCCAGTCGTTCGGGTGCATCACGACGCCGGTTGGCTCGTAGTACGAAAGGAACGAGAGGGTAGCGGCACGACGGATCGCATCAACCTTCTTATCGGTGAGGGCTGCGTTTGAAGCGTCGTAGTTGCCGTCAGACCAGTTGTAGGTCTGGATGTCGCTGGTCTGGAGGATACCGGTGAGGTTCTCACCAGTTCCGTCACCGTTGAGGAGCTGATCGTCCTCTTCAAGACGGAGACCGTACATGAGCTCGTTGTCGATGATCGAGCGGAGTTGCGGCTCGTCAGCGAGAACGTTGCGGTGTGCGGCTTCCCAGTGAGCCAACGTGCGGACAGGAGCCTGCTCGCCGATGAACTGCATCGAGGACTGCGGCTTCAAGTGGAAGTCCGAGCCGTTACGCTCAGCAACCGACGAAGCAGCGTTGACCGCAGAAGTGCCGGGGGTGGTGAACCCGATCATGCGGAAGTACTCGATGACCGCAGCGGTGGTGGTGCGAGCCGGGAACAGGTCGCGAACGCGACGGGTCCGGGTCGGCTGGTCCACAATCGGATCGCGCTGGATAGCGCCGAATGAACCAGGGGTACCGCTGGGGAGCGCCGAGTAGACGTCCTTGACGTTGTAACCGGTGAAGTCAGAGGTCTTGAGCTGCCAAGGCGACGGCATGTTCGCACCGTTACGACCCTGATTGAGGCTCTTGAACTCCTCCGAGGCAATGAAGAGCTCGCCGAGAGACTTGGCGCTTGCACCCTTGCGGACGGCGTCGGCAACCTCGGTGGCGAACGCCTGGGCGTCAGCCTTCATGGCAACCGAGTCGGCGGCAGGAGCTTCGCTCCAACGCTCAACTTCGCGCATTCCCTCAATGCCCTCAATGAGGCTCTTGATTTCCTTGATGTCGGTCATGTTCTTGTCGAACGCCGACTTCTGCTCAGCAGTTACCTGCATGACGCCGTCTTCCATCTTGAAAGAATCGGCGATTTCCTTGTTGTCAGCCATCTTCTGGCGGAGTGCGCCTTGAAGTTCGCTGAGACGTGATTCGTCTACTGACATTGTTCCTACTCCTCGTAGAGTTGTGGTTGGGTTTTCTGGATGTTGTTTAGGACATCTAGGCTCAGGTAAGCACCCAGCCACTTGCTGTCTTGATTTACATGATAAACGATTGACATTTGCATCTAGTGGAACTAGATACTTTTAGTTAAAAATCCGCCTCGTTGATATGACGCAAACTTTTTGATCCACCCTTGCGAGGATGACCCTTTGGAAGCAGATCGTTATCAGTCGTGTAGCGAGAATTACGTGGTTTACCTTTATCTAACAGGTACAAAAATGCGTTCACCCGAGCAAATGCCCAACGGGAACGAGTCATTCCCGGTCGATGGGAAGAAGAAAACGCTCCTGCTCCACGACGCCAAACCGACTTCAAGCGACCAAGACTCGCCATCGTGTGCTGCGGTTTGTTCTTCTTACGCATCTTCTCGTTATGTTCTTTGACCTTATTACGCAATGCGTTGATGGTTTCATCGCTCAGAGTAATTTTGGAAGCAGACGACGCCGAACTAGCACTCCCCTTCGGATTCCGAGACGAACCACTGATTCTTTCACTAGGCAAAGCCGGAGTTGCTGCGGCACGGTCAGAGCGAGCCTTTCGGACTTTCTTAACCTGAGTCAAAGAAGAATCATTTAGATCCTTCTGAAGAGATTCTAGTTCTCCCAGCAAACTGTTATCCGTTGTTTCTTTGCGAGACAAACGACGCAATCGGCGGAGCAAGCGACGTTCGGCACGTTCGCGATCACGCCGAGCCTGCGGTCCGACACCTGTCCGACGCCGATAATCAGACATATTCGTGCAAGGAGTCCATACAACATCACCATCTGGGGTTTGGCGACGCGCAATACCAACGCACCCCAACTGCCGAGACCGTAAACGGGCACCATCCGGAGAGGTAAAAACATCAGGGTCACCTAAGCGAGGCTTTGCTCGACCGTATAGAAATCCCTTCACGGCTTTACCGCCAACACCAGTGCCAGAAACAAGACCGCCACCAGGAAGGGTGTCAATGCTTCCGACACCTCCTTCGCCTAGCTCTTCCCAGTCTTTTCCACGCTTTTTGCGGCGACGACGTTTCTTCTCAGGCTCAACAATCATTGACTTTTTCTGTGGTTCTGCCCGTTCCGACAGTCGCATTAGTTCTTCAGGCGACTTGCAAGGCATCCAGACGCCGTCGTCGTTCTGATGAACACCGGAACAGCCCATGTAGCGAGCCATCCGGTAAGCCATTTTCTTTGGATCCTCTTGCTTAGCCATCTTTTTTCCTCTTCGCGTTATCAAAGTTGCGTGAGGACAACTTGTTAAACATGTCGTCCGCCATTTCTTTGCCTTCGCCTTCATAGTCAACGACAAAGGATTGTGCGGTGTAGCCAGGAGCGGCTGGTGTGTACTCGTCAAAAATCATGCGAGCAGCATCTTCGGACTCTTTAGCAGTCAAAGCCGCGAAAGTGTTCCTGAGTGAAGTTGCCTGCATTGAACCACCCATCGTTAGTTCATTGCCGACGATTTTGACTTCACCGTCATTATAAATGAAAACTGTTTGCGGAATTTGTTCACCGTTCTTGACGAGGTCAAAATACAGAAGAGCTTTCTTCACTTAAATCACTCTTCCTCGTCGTCAGGGGTACGAATAAAATCAACATAGGCTTTAACCGACTTGCGGTGTTTAGCAGGAACCGGCAAAGACGCAAGATCTGATCGATCAAACTTCCGGACATGAATCAAGCCGTGGTACAAGGTGGGCACAGCGATGCGCTTATCGTCCATGTACACGGTGCCATCCAAAATGATCGGATGAACACGAGAGCCATCCGACACCGACATCATCTTGTCGTCACCCATATTAATGAAAGAAACCATCATTGGAGTTTCGTAGTCAGACAGCCACTTACGATTATCTGAAGTAGTTCCAGATAAAACGACAGGTCCAGCGATGACAACACCGGCTGACTTCATTTCATCGGTCAGGTACTTGTCCATGACGTCAAAATCCTTGAAGGTTTCTTCGCCAACCTTTACCCAAACCGGGATTTGGCGCATCATGCGATGATCCCTTCTGCTTTCAAACGACTAAGCAACTTCTGGTAAGCTGCATCCGCTTCCGCCGGAGTGACAACTATGTCAGAAACTGGGACGCCGTCAATTTCGGTAATACCAATCGCCTGCAAATTTTGAATCACAGAACTAGCAGTACTTGTGACATAGATTGACGACGACGCTGGGACGCTATCCCGAACCATCATCTGGTTACCGCCAGCAGTGGCTTGGAACGCTTTATCGTGACCCCATCGAGCATTCAACTCGCCCCAAGCATCATTTTGCTGGGTGTACATGTCGGCATACGCCATCATCAACTCTGGTGGCGTATAAACCTTTCCATTACTGTACGAACCAGCAGAAGTCTCAGAGGTAGTACCCAAAAACACATAGTCAGCGCTACCTTTGTTCTTAGCGTCTGCCGCTGATGAGCCACCCGCTTTGCCAATGCCTCCGTTGAAGCGAGTCGTTGTTGAACCCAAAGACCCAGTTGCCAAAATTGACAAGAATTTTTCGTCAACTGATGAGTCAGACTTGTACATCACATCGTGATACAACGGACCAAGTTTGTACTTCTCTTTCAGTTTCTTTGCATCCTCCGGAGAAAACATAACTTTCAACTCGCCAGTAGTTGTCGGTCGCATTGAGATACCCTCTGGGTCAATACCGGCTTTAGTCAAGGCATCAAGCATGTCGTCAATGTCCTCATTGCCAGTCAGATTTGATGCACCCAACACTGCGCGACCGGCAGTCATAACGCCATAATTGCGAACATCCTCCGGTGTTGGATTGCCATGGTTCTTGACACCCAAGTTTGAAAGAGCCGACGTCACGTTTGCATCATTGAGTACGTCATCCGACTTTCCGGGCAAAATGACCGAATACGTCGCATGGTACGAAGATTTAGTATTAGACGTTTTTGTCGCCAAAATGACAGTGCCATCAGGCATCACTTTCCGATACGTCATTACATCTTCATCACCAGGGGAGGTCTTCGGGTTGTTGAAGTTGAAACTCTTGGATTCGCCTGCCTTGGCTCCAAGTTGGGTTGAGTACCGAGCAGTTGCTTTGCCCTGAACCAAGTACGTCCAGCCATTTGCTTCAGGATTTTCAAGTTCTGACTGCATCTTGGCGTGAGCGTCACCACGGAGTTTCAAGTTGAGCATCGTTGCGATCTTGCCAGAACCACCAACATTTCCATCCGCATCAGGCATCCCAGTGGTCTTGATGTCTTGGGCTCGAACAGCGAAACCTTCAATATCTTCGCCGTCCCACAACATGACGTGCCCAAAGTTACGTGTACCAGACTTGGCTTTCATTTTCTCAACCGCTGTAGCAGCAGGGCTATCACCCTGATTCACTGCAAATTTCTTGACTGCTGGTCCACCAGTGAGAATGTCAGAAATCTCTTCTTGGCTGTAGCCAGCCTTCGCCAAAGCAGATGTGGTCATGGCATCCCAGTCAAGGTTTGACTGTTTCGTCTTCAAGTACGCGATGTGCTTGTCTAGGCGCTGCACATCCTCGTTACCGACGACGTTCCCGGACGTCAACTTGGCTTTCAAAGCGGAATCCATGTCCAACTTTGCAACCTTCCGTGACGCCTTGTTGAGAGCGTTTGCCCATTTCTCTTTCTCTTCAGGAGACAACTTGGCAACAAGACCCATGAGGTCAACGTTGTCGCCCTTCGTGACCTTCGTGAAGCCAGCGCCTTGTTCTGCACCTGAACCACCCCAGTCACGGAAAGCATTACCGTGGTCAATCGGATGCAGATTCCACTTACCGTCAGACCCTTTAACTACAAACATGTTGCCGGGCGTGCGATCAAAGTAGTTCATTGTCCTGTCAAGAACCATCATCCGAGCAATTGATTCTCCGGTCAACTGCGCATCCGCAGGGATCTGATGGAGAGACTTGACCTCATTATTGGGGAACTGGTTCTCAAGGTGTTCAATGACCATTGTTCGACCGCGACCCTGGGTGACACCTTCCGCAGATTGCTGTGGACCAGGGAGGTTCGTGTCTTTTACTGCTGAACCAAATCGGATACCAGCAGTTGGGAACCCGAGTTCGTTCGCCAAGTGCGCCCCAAGAGCTTCTTGGATGTGACCCATGTGGTTGCGATCTTCGGTTTTGATGATGTACTTCTTGCCTGTCACTGAATCAACAACAGCGAAGTTGTCGGGGTTGAATCCTTGAGTGATCGCAAATGGCTGGAACCTCTTGTTCTCGCCGAGGTTGGCAACAATTGAGTCCTTCAAGAAATCGTCTGGGACTTGAGACAAAGCGCCACCCGTGGAAACATGCGTTGCAGCGTCTTCAACGTCAAAGAGTCCGGCGTTGCCAACTGGGATTGTTTGTGCGACAGCGTCACCAGTGTCAGATGTTGAACCGAGAAGAACAGGATCAAAATCTGGAGTGGAAAGCATTCCAGAGCCGGTGTTTTTGTCGGATGGTTTTGACTGCACATCTTTGATGTTCAGCATTCCCTGCTTGAAGGCTAAGCGCTTGTCCTCTGGGACAAAGTCGGCGTACTTCTTAAGTTCTTGATAGACAAGTTTCTTCTCGCTGTCAGGAAGTGAAGGATCTGACATTCGAGCAGACAGCGCAGCGATGTACTTGTTACGAGCAGTGCTTACATCACGCATAGCGCGCAACTTCAAGATCTCGTCGTTAGCAGCACCAAGTTTGTCAGTTGCTGCGTCAAGATCGGATGCGGCGACATCAATAGCGTCCTGCAACGAGTTTGTTCCAGTTGCTTGCAGGATCTGAGTTACAAGGTTTTGATCGCTTGGGTTGTCAATGCCTGTTTGGAGTATCTGAAGACTTTCCTTGTCTCCGTTGGCACGGAGAATGTAGGTCTTGTAAATCTCACCCAATGCAGAGTTCGGGTTGTTTTTACCAGTCAGGTTTTGGAGGACGTCAATCTGTTCCTGAGCGGAAAGATCGTAGAAGTCAACCGGAAGGGAGTCAAGCAAGTCGGTGCCATAGTCAGCGTTTGAGATCTGACCCTGCATTGTCTTGCCCTTGGCTTCTTGCTTTTCTTTCTGCGTGTCATATTTGAAGTCAGGAGCAGAAGCCTTCAAGTGAGAGAGAATGTGGCCAGCCGCGTCACCTGGTGAATCAGGATTTATCGTCTTCGGCTTGTCAGGCGCATCAGTGTTCTCAGAGTCAGCAAGCGACTCTATGGCGCTGATACGAGATACTTTGACCCACTTCTCCAACGCCTTTTTGTGCTTGTGAACAGCGAGAGCATGGTTGAACTCTTCTTCACTTCCGAAATGAGCGTTCAGCGCCTCATAGTTCGGCTCATCAGCAACAGCAACAATTTCAAACGGTGCCGACAAGCCAGCAATTCGTGCTTCTAAGTAATCGTAGTAAGCGTTGACGTCATCTTCCGTCTTGAGGTCGTTGAACTCTGCGTCTGAAATCAGTTTTGATTTAGCGGAGGCAATAGTTGCTTTGGTCGGAGTGAAGTTATCAATCGAGTCCTTGATCGCAGACTCCATGTTGTCAACTTCAGGGAGACCGTCGGTTAGATCATCTGGAAGATCAGCATCCGGCATCAAATCTGGAGTTGTCAGGCTGTCATCTTCGTTTTTCTTCTTCAACTCAGCGTTAATTGCGTAAGACCGAGTGAGAGCATGTTTAGTTTTCTCAATCTCGGCCATAGCCAGATACTTCAACTCAAGATCGTTAGGGCTTAACTCTCCAGAACCCATCTTTTGCAGGTTCGCCGCATTTATCCCGTCATACGCCTTGCCGAGCTCGCCTAACTTGTCAAGAATTGCTTTCTCGTCAACAGTTCCATCTTCTTTACCGAACCTCGCAACGATGCTTCCGTCTTTTTCACCCGCCGAGTGAGCGTTCGCATCTTTAATCTTTGCATCAACAAATAGTTGGTCAAGTTTCTTCTGATACGCAGAACGATCCGCAAACGTGTCAAAAGGAGTGGTGTCACCTTCATAGGTGTCAAAGTCTGCACGGAACGGGTTGAACTCTGCGCTGTCGCCGTCATCACTGTCTGACGGGAACAACGTGCCAGCCGCCGACTTCTTCTTCAGGGCTTCCACGACCTCAGCCAACTTCTGGACTTCAGCATGCTTAGCGAGAGCCGACTGAATGTCGTCCTCCGTAGCAGTTCCCTCAGACACCTTCACGTGCATCTCAGCCAATCCTGCGTTGACTTCAAATTTCTTTGAACTCAAGTCGTCATCAAGTGCAGCAATGTATGCGTCTGGGTCAGCCTTCAATTCGTCAACGTCGTCAACATTTGACAGAAGTTTCTCGTTGTCTAACTCAAAAGAAGCACCTAGTTGAGCAGCCTCTGTGAAATTTTTCTGCTGAGTGAGTTGAACGTTGGTCTTGTCTGCATCAATCTTGGCTTGCAAAGCAGCCACTTGGGCTTCTTGTGCCTTAACGCTCGCCTCATATACTTCGTTATCTTGATCCACCGCTGTCTGGTAGTAGCGAACTTTATTCTCTGCTCGGATCAACTTGATGACATCGTTTTCAGTGACCGTCTCACCATTCGTTATCTTCTTTGACAACTCCCCACGAAGTTCAGACAAATTCTCCTGTTCAGACTCCAAATTCAAAACGTGCAACTCAGGAGCTTGAGCATTCAGTTTCGCTGCTGCATCAATTTCGTCATTGCTCTTATAGAGAATGTCATTTTTATTCTTCTTATCTTCAGGCAAGTTCTCAATAGTTGAACGCAACCCCTGCTTATACGACATGACATACTTGCCAGGGTTTTCACCAAGGTTCAAAACCTTGTCAGGCTCCACGTCTTTACCTGGCACTGAAAGTTGCTTAGGCGCATCCGGAGGTTTTGGTGCTTCAGGCGCATCAGCCTCAGGGACAACAGATTTATCCGGATTGATAGGCGCATCAACATTCGGCGTCTTCGGCTTATCAGCCTTCTTCTTCTTGCCAACCAGCATTTCGCCAACATTTGCTTGCTGAATAATCGCCTGACGCCGCTTCGGATTCACATAGTTAAAGCGCTCATAGAAATTGACTTCGTCCATTCCATCATCAGGAACCCACATAGCCAAAAAGTTTTTACGCTCAGCACGCAACATGCCAAGCAGCGCCTCGTCAATAGGCTCAGTTTTTGAAACCTTCTCGTAGTGAGCGTCAATGAGAGCCAACGCTCCCTTAGCGTCAGTGACATCTTCAAACTTGTCGTCACCGACTTGATTTTTCCAGAACGACCAGTTCTTCAACCGTTGCTCGTGGAACGCCTTACGGAAATCGGCGTCAGCACCCTTCCGATGGTTTTCCAACATGATTGAGTTCAAAGCATCAGGCAAGAAAGAACCTGTCTTTGACTTCTTCAACTCAAGGTCAAGATCTTCAACCGGAACAGGTTTCAGTTCCTCAATGATGTCTTTTTCTTCAAGATCAATTGCAGCCTTGACAACCTTCATGTTGTCGTCGAACGACAGGTCGTTGTCCCATTCAACAAAGCCACCCTCAGGAGTAACAGCAAACATCGCCATCAAGGAGTCGTCGTCATTCAAACGGTCAGCGTCCACGATTCGGAACTTGTCGTCATCGCCACGAACCACAACAAGCGACTGGCCAGTCTCCATGGAACGCTCAACGGCTTTAGCCTTAGCGTTGTCGCCGTTCTTGAAGGCACCACCGTACTGCTTACCGGCTTTTGCTTTTGAAGGTGCAGCAGGCTTAACCTTCTTAGGCTTATCAGGACTTGGAATATCCTGAGGCATCGGATCGGCGGACTCAAGTTTCGCTCTCTCAACGAGCAGAGCTGAGCGTTCCTTCTCAATCTCTTTTAGTCGCGCATTCTCTTTCTGGGTGAAAGCGCCTTCCTTAGATTCAATTGACATCCGCTCTTGGCTAAGTTTTTTCAGTTCGTCATTGATCTCAGCGACGCGATCCTTTTTCTTTGGCTTCTGGGCGCGAGGCTTCTTCGCTGGGGTCTTCTTCGCCGGGGTCTTCTTACCAGAAGGCTTCTTAGCGGGAGTCGGAACTTTCTTCGCAACCTCACGGCGACGACGATCACGACGAGGAGAGATTCCCTCCAACGGCTCATAGTCGCCGATCAACCGAGAAACGAAACGCTCAATAGCATCTTGAATCCGCTGAATTACCGTTCTCTGATCACCGTCAGACCGACGAGACCGTCGCGGACGACCTTCAATTCCTTCAAGTGGTTCGTAGTCGCCAACGAGACGTTGAGCAAGACTTTCAGTCAACTTACGAACCCGAGGAGTCAACTCTGTCGGCTTAGCCTCAGCGCCACGCTTTTTTCGACCTGAAGGCTTCTTCTTCAAATCATCAGCAACAACTGTCCGCTTTGGCTTAGAAGGAACTAACTTCCGACGGCGCGCACGAGGCACGTCTGTATCTGGAAGATCCCCATCAACAACACCAGCGCCACGACGACGCTTACGTCTAGGAGTAATACCTTCCAACGGCTGATAATCACCAACCAGTGCCTGAGCCAAAGACTCAAGAGAGTCGCTGACACGCTGGATCTTTTTCGCTGCACGCTCACGTCGATCTGCTTGACGCTCAACCCGAGCCGCTCGACGAACAGCACGACGCTGATCCATCGTTTCGCCAAGATCGTCAAGACGACGACCAGCATTCATGATTGCGCGACCGATACGGCGAGTTAGACCCCCACCACATCCACGACCAAAACGGTCAGTGATGCGACCGCCGTAAAGTGATCCGTCAGGACAACGCCATCCACCACCTGGACCAATGTTCGGGTCAAAAACAGCCCGGTTTTTCTTTACCTGAATATTCAGCGTTGAATACTTCTGTTGAGTCTCAGCAAATACTGCTTTGTATTCCATCGCAGCCTTACGGTCAGCGAGGGAGAACGAACTCAATGGTCGTGAAGCAACACCTTGGTAAGGATGTTTATGCTGGCTCACAGACTTACTGATAAACCTGGCACCCATCGTCTTGTGACGAGTCCCACGAATAATCATTGCCTCATCATCAGCGTTATCAACAATCTGATCAAACAAGTTACGTGGGAGACGAGACTTGAGAACCTCAAGACGCTTAGTGTTCAAGTCAAAGGACTCAGACTTTTGCAACGTCACATCAAGTGACTTGGTCATCTGGTCAGACAACATCTTTGAGTGATTTGCCCAACTAGCCCAAGTTTTAGCGTGTGGCGTAGCGCCGATAGCGGTAGCGCGATCTCCGTCACGGATAATGAAACCGTACAGATCCCCAGTCTCAACATCTTTAACAAAACTGATTTGTTTCATCACTGAATACCCAAGATCGCTAGCAGTGCTTCACGAGAGTTCTCTAACTTATTCAGACGATCATTGAAAAGAGTTTCAACAATCTCCAAGTGTTGCTCTTCGCCTTCACTTAGTTTACCGTCAACAGCTAATTTCTCGCGGTACTCCGTCCAATCAAATTCACGTGCTCTATCAATAAGAGCATTGAGAACCTGGATCAGAATGTCACGTTGCTGATCTGTCGCCTCAGAGAAATCTTGACCGTAAGAGGTTTTCGTTGACTCAAAGAAAGCCGGGATATCCAAAGATCGACGCTCTTCCAACTCTTCAGCACTCAACCCAATCAGGGCAGAAGCAGGACCAATACCTGCAACGAGATCAAACTCATCCTCATTTTCCTCTTGGCGAACGCCGATGATTGAGGCAGGAGAACGGTCACGGGTGTCGGACAGCCAGTCCGCAATCTGAACGCCAATAATTCGCTCAGGAGGAAGATCACCAGGGCTCAAGTTTCTGTCAATAAACGTGCCTTCAATCACCCCGTCAGGAGAACGGTAAGCAAATGGCTTGTCGTCACCTTCGCCAGCGAACTTGACTGCTGGAGCCTGCACACCAAGCGACCGCAATACCTCTGATGAGAAGTGTGCGCTCAGATGTTCAAAATCAGTGTTGTTGGTTTTGACAATAATCTTTGCGCCTTCTTCAGGTTCAAACAAAGTGATGTCTTCACGAAGTTCGCGCTCCTTGTACCGGTCGCTTCTCTTCAATGCTTCAAACACGACAGAAGGATCTAACTGAGACAGAAGACCACCGTTATTCAAATGCTCTACAGCGCCTTTAACCGTGGCAATCCGCTCCTCAGTATCCGGAGCAACTGCATCACCATCCGCAGTTGGTACAGCAGCAGTGACCTCTCCATCATCATCAACAGCATCTTCAACTCGTTCATCCGGCTGCTCTACAAACGCACCAACAGCCCAACGAGGCATGCCCTTGTTTTTACCTGACGAGATAGTTTCATCCCCGTCTTTGACGTCACCGATATCTTGACTGAATTCAAATGACCCGTCAGTTTTCTCAGCAATAAACTTCAGTCGAGCCGTAGGATCTGTAGAGACATCCTGCTTCTTCGCATCAGCCACGTCCTTACCCAACTGACGACGCTCACCCGTGGACAGATCACGTTTCTTATCCAAACGCAACTGCACCCCGTTAGGAGTCACGTACACCAGAGATGTGACACCCGTGTTTGACAAGAACTTCAGCTCGTCGCCACCAAGTTGTTCGGCAGAGCGTGCCGACATCACGTACGCCGCTTCTTCCATGTTCCTGTTATCAGGAACATCACGCAGTTCCTGAGCAGAAACCACAGGAACCATCAAAAATCCGTCACGACGTACCAACACGCCCGATTCGGCATCTTGATTCGCAACAGCATCAACAGCCTGTTTGATACCTTCAGAACGAGCCTTGTTATCCTCGTTCCCAACACGAGGAACATTTGCGGCACGTTGAACCATCAACTGTGCTGTAGCGTCATCCGCTCCACCTTCAATAACCTCAGCGTCAGTAGACGTAGAGGGAGCACCAGATCCAACGGAACGAGTGCCACGGGTACGGTAAATCGCCTGAGCGAGAGTTTCCCGTAATGAAGGAATGTCAAACAACTGCTTACCGCAAGTTGTGAAGTTCTCATCAGTGAAACGTCCACCAAACTGGAAACCTTCTGGGCAACGGTAGCCGCGCTCAGGTTTCTGTGGGACAGATCCACGTCCACGACCACCACCAGGGGTCAAAGCTCGAGAAATTCCAGACCTAATAGGCGAACGAGCAGGACTCACGTTCCCTGGAGCAAGCATTGAGCCAGCGGCTTGAGCAGCCTGCGATGCCCGCCCACCTCCGAGTGCCCCAACACGCTTAACGCTTTGGTTGCGGTACAAGCGACCCTTATGCTCAGCCAACACCTTAGAACCGAGCAAAGGGAAATAAAACAACCCCGTTGCTGGCTTCCGCTCGTCGTCAAGAACGAAATGACGAATGAAAGAAAGCGGGCGAGGCAGACGATCAGCCATCGCCGCACCCGCAGCCACAGCCGTCAGAGTCGGCTTTCATCCATTCATGCTCTACTTCGTTGCCGTTTTCGTCTTCACCAATATGGATCCAGTTTTTGTCATCTCGCAGATAGTCAACAAAACCTTTCTCCATCTCCATGAACTCGCTCAGGACTTTCATGGCGTAGGTGTAGTCACCTTCAGTGACAACATAATTCTCTTGAGGGGTCAACGCCCCTTTTTTGCCCCGACGGAAACGGCGAGCCAAACGACGCTCCCACTCTTTGTCCGTCCACAAAGAACCACGACGACCCTTGCGAGGCTTGCCTCGACAGTTCTTCATGCCAGGATGATGGCATCCCTCATTTGGCCACAAGCCAGTTGTTTCGTGGTGGAGCCAAGCGCAGATCCGCTCCAACGGGTACAACTCGGGGTGATTTGCAAGAATTCGGCGACAGCGACGGAAACCGCCAGGTTTACGCATAATCGGACGCCAGTAGCGGAGAAGACGCTCCAAGTTTCCACGACGAGGTCCATAGCCACGAAGAATGTCACCAGAGATCCGCTCTTGGGGCAGATCTAAAACCGACTGCAACGCCGGAGGGGTAGGAGCTTTTTCTTCCATCGGTTACCTCAACTCTCGCATCCGCAATCGTCATCGCTCGCAAATTGAGAACGCAAACGTTCGTAAATATCTGCACGAGAAGCGGCAATAGCATTTCTTACCTTGTTAGCCAGTTCACGCTCGGGATCAGCAATGACCCTTTTTACGTGAGTGCCGCGAAACTCGTAAGGCGTGTAGACGTACTCTGGCTCCCTATGCCGGTCAAGAAGTGGGTGTGCCTTCGCTGATGCGCTTAGATCTTTGGCACGACGAATAGCAATATTCACTTTTTGACTAGCAGTAACAGGGTCCATGTCCCCATACCTCTTTTAAATTGTAGAGGTCAGACTTCGCCGATTTCGTCCTCAACGGAAAGCATTTCAAACTCCATGATCTTTGCCATGAAGTCGTCTTCTGCGCTCTTCTCGTCGGACTCGGCAGCCTCAGCCTCTTCAGCGATCTTCTTTGGCACCCAGTTCTCTGGGATGAGGTCAGCAGAGTCAAGATCCATCGCACGCTTGATGATGTGTGCTTTAGCCTTGTCTTTGTCCTTGGCTCGACCATACGCTTGAATAGCGTTCTTCAAGTCCTCAACGTCCTTGATTGGGAACGAACCGTCTTCCATCGCCATGCCGCTCTCAGCGAGTTTCTCACGCTCGTCGTCTGAATACATCCGCTTCAGCGCAAGTTCAGCCGCTTCGGCTTCAATATCAACAACTTCAGAGGCGTCGTACTCGTCGTAGCCGAAACGCTCACCGCCGAGACCAACGAAAGCGTCGTACGACTTGCCGTTCTCGCCGTCAATCTCAAAGACGTACGAGTCATACCCCTCAAAGAGGTCGGAGTCGGCTTCAAGAACTTTGCCTTCAATTCCCAGTTCGTCTTTCAGCATCTCCAAAGCAATACGCTCGGCGCTCTTGATATCAACCAAGGCGCTCTCTGCGTCTTCAAGAGACTTCTGACCCATGGCGCTCTCAAGATCAGACGTTGTCAGGCGATGGAAGTTAACAACTTCACCAGTCTGACCGTCAGCGAGGATCTCAAATGCTCGCCCGTCCTTGCCCATCACGTCAACGATGAACAGATCCGCTTCGTCTGCATAGCCAGAAGAAAGAACTTTGCCGCCGAACATGTCAAGAGCGACACCTTCAATATCAAGGATTCCGGGCATGCCCTCTTCGGGGGCGCAACCGCCAGGGCAGTTGGCGCAGACGTCGTCTTTGGCTGAGTAAACCTTACGTTCCATTTGGCAGAGGAACACGTCCTCTTCCTCGGCAACGCCAAGTGACTTCATCGCCATGCGACGTGAACGCTTGCCGGGCTTCATCATCCCGTAACCCTTGCCGTCCTCGTCGTCTTCGTCTTCCATCTCTGCGTCAGGAGCAGCCTCTTCAGCTTCGTCCTCTTCCTCGTCCTCGTCCTCGTCGCCGCGAACAGGAGCGGGCGCACCGAATGCCTTCTCCTCAACGTCAGCAGCGTCAACGATTTCAATTTCAATGCTGTCAGCGCTTTTCTCCTCGGCATCAGCCTCGGTTGCCTCTTCGGCATCAGCGTCGTCTTCTTCAGCAGGAGCATCTTCGGATTTTGCTTCGATGATCTCTTCTGCGTCCTTCTCAGAAATCTCTAGCTCGGCGACCTCTGTCGCATCTTCAGCCAGATCTTGAGAATCGTCTTTAGCCTCAACAGCCATGGCTCCACAAGCGCCACATACTTTGCCGCCCTTGTAACCACACTCTTTGATGTCCATGCCTTTGGCACATTTCATAACATCGCCATCTGCACTGATCTTGACGACGGCTTTTTCTTCGGTGCTTTCCATTTCCTCTGTCTCCTTGTACTGCATTGCTCGTGACAAGCAGCCTTTGGGATTAGAGCACCCAGAACATGGTTCCATTCGTTTCTGACCTGAAACCATGCAAAGGTACTTGTTGGTGATTTTCACTAAAGACTTTTCTCTGTCCATGTGTTGCTCATTTAGTTTAGTCTACGCAACCAGTGTTCTGAAGTAACGACTTCATTTCGCTGTGACGTAAAATCCGACTTTACTGATATTCCCTAAGAACTTGCTTGTCAACTATTCTTGGAGATGTACGACTCGGTTGCTGTCTTGAGCGCATTCTTGAAGTTCGCCACGTCACCGTCAATAGATTTGATAGCGATTCCGTCTTCGTGAACCTCAGTAATTGCCGAGTAATGCTGCAAAACGGGATCAATGTGAGACTTGATTGCAAACAACTTCTCTGCTGGCGCTCGAAGTTTCATTTCAATCTCTGCACGACCACCAGCGGCGATCACTTCTTGCAACAGATTCATTGCCGTCTGGAGTTTCTCAAGATTGCCCGCGCTGATGACACGTCCGACCTTTTCCTCCAATTCATCGGACACGTCAGACTTGATGAGGTCAAGCATTTGACGCACACGAGACATGGTGTCTCCTGAGCCACTGCCCCCACATCCGCAGCCACAATCTTTTTCAGTGGGAGAACTTCCGTAAGTATCAGGAGTTGGGGTTTCGCCCTCTTCTGTCGGGTTCCCGCCTTCGTCGTCGCCGTCTTCGGCAGTCACATAAATCGTTCGGACAACAACTTTTTCAGGCTCTCCGAACATCCACTCCCCATCAACGTAACGGAATCCGACACGCATTGTCATTGGTTCGCCATCATGCATGTGATCAAACGTGACTTTCCCGCCACGGATTTCACGAACACGGATGGGGCCACCAAAACGCTTGGCGAGCTCTACTTTCAGCGAGTGATACTCCATCCCGCCATGACCTTTTTCTTCAGCCATCACGGTTTCAAGTTCATCTAGATCGTCAAGAGCATCTTTCTTTTTGCGCTCATCAACTTTCTTCATCGCTTCCCGGACTACGTTCTTCATGTAGTCCTCGCCCCTGCCCCCTATCGCTAACCACTTGATCTGAGCGATCACGCCTGGAAGGCGAAAGTCTCCCTCGTGGCGGGCCACCCACGCCTCGCGCAATTCGAGAGCGTTGATCTGATCTTGAGTCTTTGCGACCCCGCCCTCTTCTGCGATTTTTGTCAGAATCGCATATTGAGCGTTGCCTTTGATGTTCCCGCCTTTTTTCCAAATCTCTGGGTAGTCCTCTTTGATCCGAGCGGCAAATTCCCTATCAAACATCTTCCATTTGCTTTTACCAAACGAAGATACTTCATCGTCAGTTTTATCTGACTTGATAGAAATGGTACCAGTTAGCTGGTTCGCTCCGTGAAGGACTGGGGAAACTTCATAAAGTTCAACTTCCCGCAACAAATTCGCTTTGCGCTCGTTGTCGTACGTGGCTTCAAGCGTCTTGTAGCCGATTGACCACTCCTGCTCTTCTCCGTAGAAAGACACGTTGGTGAAAGCCTCTCGCCCCTTTTCGGACTTGAGGTTGAATTGGACGCGAGCGTAGAGACCGCCAATTCCTGCTTGCTTCATTTTTGATGGCAAACGCCTGTCGGCTGGTCCAACTTCGTAAATCTCAAGAACTTTCCCAATTGGGTGGTTCCAGTCGTGTCCCCACACCACGCGAGGCTTGCGACGCTTCAAACTTTCAGTAAAAGCGCCAGGAAGGACAATGTCGCCGACGCTGTCCTTGTTGCCAACTCCGGAAACGAAGCACTCAACGATTCCCTGTGCTTCGTCTACATTGATTTGTCCAGAGATCGCCTTGAATTCTGTGGCATGTGCGGATGCATTTGAGATCTGCATTTCAACTCCTCTTGTCGTAACGCTCTTAAATAATAGTTCACAAAGAGCACCAACAAGTGGACATATTTTACTGAAAAACTACTTTCAGTAAATCAGGAGTCAAAATTCAACTTGCAACGGCAGTTGATCGTCAAATGAGGCGGAGCCAAAGGATCTCCAGGGAAACGAAGAACCGTATCCCCGGCAGCAAACCCATCAGCGATGCCAACGGTCTTGTTATCTAGCAGCGAGTGCGCCTGCCGAACTCGAGCATCCTTACGGGTCTTCCACGTCTTTGTAGGAGCACCAATCATTCTGCTACCGAAATAAGTACCGGCATTCATAGCCGTCTGAGTCTCATGCTCCGCAGCAATACGCTTTCTTTTACCAAGCAAGTTGGCGAAGATTGCAGTAATAGCCGCACGCAACAAACTTGACCGATCCTCATCAGAATCAGCGGTCAAAGCCATCGCCACAATGAGAGCCGCTGCAACCTCTTCACGGGTTGACTCGTTCACCTTCTGGGAGCGAGCGACCTGATTGTCAAGGTATTCCTTAACCTCATCAGCATCAGGCGTAGCGTCCATGCCTGACTCCTCAGAGATCAACCCCACAGACTCCTCTAGCACCGCACGGAAAAGCGGCTCAAGATCATCTTTCAACTGGCGATCCCAAACATCAAGATCAAAAATCTGATCCACAGTCAAAGACCCATCAGCCATAGCACGACGTGCCTTCACTCCCATGGCTTTCTCAATCACCACACGTTGCTGACGCTCAAATAGACGCTCAAACGCCCGATCAATAATGTCCGTCCAACGCTCAGTTGCCTTATCCGACTTTGAATCCCAATCGGAAAGCGCTTGGGTGTTCATTTTCGTGGCGTACGATCCATGTCCAGAAGCAGAAAGTTGTCCCTCCGGAACGGGCTCAACGGCAGCGACTACGCCCTCTTCGGGTGCGGCGGGTTGTTGCTCGCCAGGGGCACCAGCAGGAGCGCTCTCCGCTGGAGCACCCTGCTCAGGAGCTGCACCTTCAGGTCCAGCAGGAACAGCGCCACCAGCAGCAACAGGTTGCTGTTCCTCCACAGCAAAAGGCTTCTCGGTGTTAGCAATCGGAACCAAGTTCGGATTCGACAACAACTGATCGGCAATCTCGGACTCAACCTTATTGCGACCAGTCTGCTCACGGAACTCGTTGACGCTAATCAGACCTTGCTGGAACTCATCCATCAAATAACGCTGACGTTCCTGCTTGGAGATAATCAGGATTGGAACCGTTGACGTATCAAAGTCCAAGTAGTACTGCGGATCAAGCTCATCCAAACCTCGAGCAATTGGCTCTAAGTGGGGAAGCATTGTCTCCATCCAGAAGACACGCAGTTCTTCAGCGGCATTTGAGAAAGTTCGCCCAGCAGCATTGCCAATCACTGACTCGGGGACACCGAAAGAGGCAAGGATTTCCTCTTTGGTCAACTGACGCATCTGAGCGTAAGCAGCATCACGAGGGTTGCTTCCGGTATCTACGAAATCAACACCGTCATCGGCAGCAATGACACTAACAGCGCCTGCTTTGTTTAGATTTCCACGGAAACGACTACGGAGTTCGTCTTTGTCGTCGTCGTCAATCTCTCCTCGAACGACGAGCAATCCACCTGGGCGACCATCATTTAGAAGGAAATTGCGGTTGTAGACCCGAGCAAGGTTCTCAATTTCAATTGCAATACCAGCAGACTCCATCGGGGTCATTGACAAGTAAGGATCCAGAGGGTGGGGGCGTCGCAACCAGATCACGTCTTCTGGCTTCAGCCGAACAGTTTTCCCTTGGGAAAGAGAAACCTCAAAACCTGAAACAAACGTCTTTGGGTCTGGGATTGGAGCCGTGCTTTGTGGTGGAAGCAGTTGAAGGGCGATGATTCGTCCGTCCCTGCCGCGAACTTTCTCAATGAAAACACCACGGCTCGACATCAAAAGTTGGCTGGATAGACGATACCTAAACACAAAAGAGTTTTCCGCAGGGTTGCTCTTTGTATTCAGAATGTCAAGAATGCTGTTGTCCTTGTCAATAACTTGACCAACAGGACTGTTGTTGTCGCGGAGAATCATCGGGAGGCGCGCTTGGTTGCCCGAAATGGCGTCAATGCAACGGGAAACCCAAACAACACGCTGCATTCCTTCTCGGTATGCACGCTCAATATCCCATGAATCACGATATGGCTTACCGGCAACTGCCGTGTTGTAGGCGACTGGAGCCCCCGGACTCAGGGATGCGGCTTTCATATCAGGAGAACCTGATGCCAAATCCTTGGTCTGTCTAGAATTCCATGCCATCTTTAATCAGACCCCAGTAGGTAGCCGAAAACACCACAGGCGACACCTGCGGTTATAAAACCAGCAGCAGGCAACAACAAAGCAGCACCTACCGATGTCAATAGTATAAATGACAGCATCATGATATTGGCGGTTGCTGCACGTAAATCTCGTGATTTCAGCCAGCTGAACAGTTTCTTCACATTGACCTCTATTCCAACAACCTATACTACTTCATAGATCAAGTAGTGGAGCACCGCATGAGTGACTGGAAAAAAGTCTTAGAATACTTAGAACCAAAAATGTCGGAGTTCTGCCCAGAAGACGCCTCTGTCACTCAAAAAGTTTTCCTTCGAACCTACGCCCTTGAAGCACTTTTCGGCGGAGCCGCAGGTGGTGGCAAGTCATCCGCCCTTCTGATGGCAGCACTTCAGTACGTTGACGTACCCAACTACTCTGCGATCCTGTTCAGGCGCACCTACGCCGACCTGGCTCTCCCCGGAGCAATCATGGACCGTTTTGTATCGTGGATGGCCCCCTACTCTGACGTTCGCTGGAACAGCAACAACTACACCGCTGTTTTCCCATCTGGTGCTCGCATATCTTTTGGATACCTCAACAACAGCCAAGACTACTTGCGCTACAAAGGTGCCGAGTTCCAATTCATCGGGATGGACGAGGTTACCGAAATCAGAGAGTCCGATTACCGCTACCTATTCTCTCGTCTCCGTCGCCCAGCGTCTGGTCCACTGTCTCAGGTTCCTCTCCGCATGCGAGCCGCATCAAACCCAGCCCCCAACTGGGTTAGGCAACGATTCATTGTTGAGGGAAGAGAACACGGTCGCATTTTTGTGCCGTCCAAGTTGACCGACAACCCAGGCATCGACGCCAGTTCATACCGTCAGTCGCTACAAGCACTGGATCCAGTTGAACGCCGCCGTCTTGAAGAAGGTGACTGGTGGACAACCAGTCTCGGAAGTCTCTTTGAAAGAGAATCATTCATCATCATTGACCCGCTAGATGTACCTGAAGTCACCAACGCTGCCCGAGTCGTACGTTTCTGGGACTTAGCAGCCACGGAGCCATCTCAATCAAACCCTGACCCTGACTGGACAGTCGGAACACTAATGCTTTTTGACCAAGGCGTTGCATACATCTTGGATGTCAAAAAGGCGCGAGTTAACGGTCACCAAGTGGAGCACCTCATCTCTCAAACAGCCTACGAAGACGGACATGCGGTTGCCATCAGGATGGAGCAAGAGCCAGGTTCATCAGGCAAAGCCCTACTTGATCAATATGCCCGCTACGTACTTCCAGGATACGACTTCGCTGGCATCCGATCAACTGGCGACAAAGTCACACGCTCTCGCCCATTCGCCGCAGCGGTAGCAAATGGGAACGTCAGAGTTGTACGTGGATCATGGCTAACAGAATGGTTGGACGAGTTTGCGTCATTCCCAGAGGCAGCAAACCACGACGACCAAGTTGACTCCGCCGTAGGAGCATTCACACACCTCACCGGACTAGGATTGCCTCAACGGAAAAGAGCCGCTATCATCATCTGACATACATGTCCACCAATTATTAAGGTGATGAGTTGACTACTGAAAATATCCCTAACTGGCTACAAGAACACAAACGTCACGTGATGGCTCTCTACGATCACGTCAAGGAAGTGAACTCCGAAGACTTTGACCTTGCACAGATGTGCGAGATCTTGGTGTCGTTGAGCATTGTCCGATCAGACATGGGCATCATCTTTGAAGAGATGTCCAAGAAAACTCAAGCAGCGATGGCCGAACAGGAGATCGTTGACCTTGATAACGGCTACACCGTTGAACGGCGATGGTCGAAGCCGAGAAAAGCATGGCAACATGACGAACTAGCAAACGTCGTAGCGTCACGCATTAGCAGATCCGCCATTGACCTAGACACTGGCGAAGTAACCATGTCAAACGAAGACATGATGAAAGAGATGCTCAAATATGTTCAACCTTCCTACTGGAGGGTCGGCGCTTTGTCTTCTCTTGGAATCCTTGCAGATGAATACTGTGAAACCGGCGAGCCGGTAGAGAAAATCAACATCCGTAATAACAAGTAGAAAGCAAGAAAATGACTGATTCCAGTAAGCATATCTACGAGAAACTGTCTGAACCTTTTCCCGAGGAAATGGAAAAGACACTCAGCAAGGGCGGAGCACGCCTCACCTACATTCCTGTATCCGAAGTCATCACACGCTTGAATCGCGTGTTGGGTGTGGAGAACTGGAACAGCACAATTGTTTCCTGCTACCGCGATCAACTAGATCCCGACTACATCGTCGCCCACGTCCGGGTTGATGCCGTCATCGGTGGCCGAGTCGTGGAGAAGGACGGCATCGGTGGTCAAAAGATCAAGCGAACCAAAAGCGGTGACATCGTAGATCTCGGCGACGAAATGAAAGGTGCCGTATCTGATGCTTTGAAGAAAGCAGTTCAACAGTTCGGCGTCGGCTTGTATTTGGCTCGCGACATTGACGCCATTGAGCTTGAGTACGCTCAAGATGAAGCAGAACAACAGCCCGCCGTCAACCCCAAGTACGAAGAGTTCCTGAAGTATCGCAACGAGTTTGATGACGACCAGGTCAGTCAGATCCGAGAATTCTGGAACGACTACAGCGGGGGCAAGCCTGTACCTAAGGCGCATGAGTTCACCGAAGAGCAACTTGACGCTCTTCTCGTTGAGTGCATCCGCATAGCGTTTGATGCAAAAATCATCATTCGAGGTGAGGAAGAGTCAGAGGCGTGACATTCACCCCTCCCCCTCATCTCTCCCCTTCTTCAATAGGTACTTGGAAGCAGTGTCCACTGAAATTCAAGTATCAAAAGATTGACGGTCTCAGAGAACCTCCGACAGAAGCAACCCTGATGGGAAACTTCGTCCACGAGGTCTTTGAAGAACTGTATGCAACTGACCCCGATGACAGGACGCTTGACACAGCGCGCATGCTGTCACGGAAGTTATGGAACGAAAAGTACGAAGAAGAAGTTGCGTTCATCCTCAGTAAGGACAAGCACAACACCTTCCGGTGGAATTCTTGGTTTTGCATTGAAAATCTCTGGGGCATTGAAGAACCCACCGAGACGACAGTTGATGAGATCGAACTTGAACTCAACGGAAAACTAGGAGGAGTTCAACTTAAAGGTTTCATTGACCGGCTGTGCTTTGACGATGATGGTTCAATCATTATCGGCGACTACAAGACAGGAAAAGTTCCTGCACCGAAATGGGAAGACGACAAATTCTCACAGTTGTTTATTTATGCTGCGCTTTGCCGTGAGTTAGAAATAGGTGAAGCAAAACGTCTAGACCTTATCTATCTGAAAGCACCGAAAGTAATCAGTAGAAAAGTAACAGACGACAAAATTGAAGCAATCACGGCTGATGTCGTGCAAGTAAAGAAAGAAATAGATGAGTCCTGTAACAACGAACAATTTGAAGCACGAAAAGCGTTCCTATGCAACTGGTGTTACTTCAAGAAGCAGTGCCCTGCGTGGAGGTGAAATGAAAACCCTCACTGACGACGCATTCGCTAAGTTTGTTGCTGAAGAGGTCAAGAACCGAGTAAGCGCAGACGTACGGGAAACTCTTTTCCAGCAGGAAAACTGGGATCGCTGGGAGCGCGCTCTCATTGCCCTAGTCCAGAACCTTGAGAGTCAACTTGAACGCATTCAGGCGGACATTGACTCGGATACCGAAAGGTACTCAGCGATTGACGGCGGCGAAGCTTTGCTTAGCGAAGCGCTTGCGTATTACGAGAAGCAAACAAAGAAGATTGAGCGCTTCAAGTTCCACGTCAACTCGCGCCTAACCCAAGTCAGCAAAATGATCGTGACAGGCGCACGATTTGAAGATGACATGGCAAAGCAAATCATCATGCTAAAAAATGGCATTAAGCGACACCGAGAAATGCTTGAAGAGCACGACTTGGAAGACACAGCAATTGACCGGGCTCTCTGGGATCTCCTGGATGGCAAATGGACATTCGACTCAATTAAAGAAAGTGACATCTGAAATGACTGAACCAACTAAGCACAGCCGAACCGGCTACGTACGAGGATGCCGTTGCGAAATCTGCGTTGACGCAAATAACCAGTATCAGAAGGAATACATGCGTCAGTGGCGTATTCGGAAACGGACACAACGTCGAGCATTAGCCGAGACTCCTGCTACTCAATGAAAAGGCGCAAACCGCTTCAGCAGAAAACTCCCCTGAAACGGTCTGGCAAACTGAATCAACGCTCCGCAAAAACAAAAAAAGTTTACGAGGAGCGACGACCTCTAGTACAACGACTGTTGCAAGAGCGTCCGGTTTGTGAAGCGTGCAGAGTTTTCGCTGTCCACGACGGCAAAGTCACGTACGTCTCAAACGCCAGCGTAGACATACACGAAATAGTACGAAGGAGCCAAGGTGGTTCGATTCTTGAAGAAGACAATCTTATGGCTGTGTGCCGCCCTTGCCATCGGCGTATTGGGGATTATCCTGCGCTGGCTTTCTCGCTAGGTTTAGCGAAACGGAGTTGGGAAAATGAGCAGTAAGCCAATTGCTGGTGTTGATCTGTCGTTGACTTCCACGGGTCTGTCCTGCGGAGACGACCGCACAGTAATTAACTCCAAACTCAAAGAAACGGCAAGATTATTTGAGATACAGTCATATTTCAGAACATGGATAAGCAGCAACGACTTTCCATTTTGTGTGATTGAGGGCTACTCGTTTGCAAGCAAAAATTCGCAGGCACACAAAATTGGTGAACTGGGCGGAGTTATTCGTTTGCAATTACATATGTTAGGAGTTGGGTATGTCGAAGTACCACCAACAGTTCGGGCAAAGTTTGCAACAGGGAAAGGTAACGCCAGCAAAAACGAAGTTGTTTCAGCAGTATCGGCAAGAACAGGAATCGTTTGGAGCGGAGCAGGAGCAGACGACCTTTGCGACGCATTCATCCTTGAGGAGATGGGGCGTACCGTCGTCGGTGATAACCGATACGACTGGCCATCCGAAAACAAGAAAGCCCTTGACAAAATCAACTGGTCAGAATTGGAGAAATACTATGGCTAGAAATGCGCCAATTAGTCAAGTGGAGATTGAGCAGGAAATAATCCGGCTCACATCAATGCTTGAAGACGAAACGGAAACCTTTGAAGCTCTTGCAGTTGACGCAGCGGAAAAAGAAGCCAATTATAAAAACCTATGGGCAAGAGAGTACCTGTCGGCTAAAGGTTCAATCAAAGAACGCGAAGCCTGGTCTGACTACAAGTTGGAAGCAGAAATACATCAGCACAAGATCGCAGAAGCCCTAGTGAAGGCTAAACGTGAACGGCTGTCCTCTTTGCGAACCTCGATTGACGCTTTGCGTACACTGGCAGCAAATGTGAGGGCGCAAACCTGACAATGATTCAGGTCAAAGAAGTTAACCTCATCAACCTCAACGCCTACTGGAGCGTCTACCACGCCCGCCCTACTCTTGAAATTGACTGACATGAACCATGATATTGTCACTGACGTGAACCGTCGTGAGATCAAATGGCTTCAAGTATTGCCTGAGATTGCGGCGACGTTCTCGACTTGCGCTAAAAGGCAATATGGTGCGGTGATCCTGAACGAAGAAGGCAGGGTTCTTGGATTCGGTTACAACGGTTCCCCACCCGGAATGAAGCATTGCAATGAAGGGCACTGCCCCCGACTTCATGAACAGTCACCGAATGGAGCGGTCTACGACAACTGCATTGCTCAACATGCGGAAGCGAACGCATTACTGTGGAGTGACCCTGCTCAAAGAAAAGACGCGACACTGATCGTGAATGGTCCCCCCTGTTTCGGATGCGCAAAGCAAATTGCGTCAAGTGGGATAAAAAGGGTGGTCTGCTTTTCGGACGACAGTTATGAGGACTGGTTTACCGTTAGGCAATTTTTACTTTCCGCAGGCATAAAAGTAATTGAAGTAAATAAAGAAGTGGTATTGAACAATGGAAAAAATTGACAAGTCTCTAAAAAACCTTTTGGTCAACCTTGATGACCTGGTTCCACTTGATGGCAATCCACGTAAAGGCAACGTAGACGCCATCATGGCTTCCTACGAACAGTTCGGACAGGTCAAGCCCGTTGTCGTTCGTCCCAATGACGACTCCACATACACCGTCATTGCTGGAAACCATCAAGTCGAAGCAGCACGACGCTTAGGATGGAGCAAAATCGCAGCAGTACAAATGAAAGTTGATGAATCAACTGCTGTCGCATTCGCTCTTGCCGACAACCGCACCACAGAGATGGGTCATACGGATCCTGAACTTCTGAACGAACTGTTGAGCGAAGTTGTTTCTGATTTCTCCGACTTGTGGGACGGTTTGGGTTGGGACGAATTTGAACTAGCGGCTCTTGACGAACAGGCGGCACGTCTGACAGCAATTTCTGAAGAGGAATCTGGCTACATCGCTCCTGTCATCATTAATCCCGAACTTGAGGAACCAGAACGCGACAAGCAAGCAAACCTCACCCCAACTGTTGACAATAGTTCTGGGGAGAGTAGACTTGTCCCATCTGGGGAAGTTGACCAGAAAGAAGCAGTAGTAAGCGGCAGCACTGCAATTGGGCAATCAGGCTCAAGCAAAGCAGTCGTTCAATACACGCTTGTTTTTGATGACCCAGATCAACAAAGAAAATGGTACTCGTTTATTAGATGGCTGAGGATGGATCCAGGTTATGACGGATCCACAACGGCTGAAAGGCTCATGAGCTTCATTGATGCTCACTCAAACTTTTAACTATGGCTAACACAAGACCCAAATCACCACATGGAACTCACAGCAGATACTCAGGTGGTTGTAGATGCGACGAATGTAGAGAAGGTCACCGGATCTACATTCGTGAACGTAAGCGGAAAATCAGCAGAGCGAAGCAAGGAACCGGACCTCCCGTAGAACCTCGTTTAATTTCAGCGGAAGGTTCCCGTAGACACATCAACTACCTGAGAGAACATGGAATTGGGTATCGAGCAATTGAACAAAAGATGGGTTTCTCTCGGGCGAACCTATCGAAGATCGCAAACGGACAACAGAAAAAAGTTCTCCCCAGCACGGAGCAAAAACTTCTAGCGATCACAGCCGACTCGTACTCCAAGGATCACACTGTTCCTTCTGACTACGCCAAAGAAGTTGCCCAGGAAATATTTGACGCCGGTTACACACTCAGGCAGATAAACGAAATTCTCGGCAACAAAATGCCACACCAAAAACTGGTAAACGGAAAACGAATCCGCCTCAAGCAAGAACGTAAGATTGAGGCGCTCCACTTCTATTTGCTCCGTAGGCCAATCAAAGCAGAGAAGCCGAAGGGTTCACGCAGGAAGGGATACTACGCAATATGACACGCCAACGAATGTTTCTTGACATGACATGTGTTGACGCTGCACGCGAGCGTATCCGACACGTCTACGACACCTTTGACACAGTATGCGTCCAGTTTTCAGGAGGCAAAGATTCAACTGCCGTCCTGTACCTAGCGAAAGAAATCCACGAAGAACGAAACCTCGGACCAGTCAAAGTCATCTTCAGAGATGAAGAAATGGTCTCACCCGTGGTGGTTAAATATCTTGAAGAAGTAAGAAATTACGACTGGGTGGACATGGAGTGGTACTGCTTGCCACAGGGTCAAGAGATCTGGGTTCTAGGTCGAAGAGAGTACTGCTTGCTTTGGTCAGAAAAACGCGCAAAAGAAGGTCGCCTGTACCGGGAGATGCCGGATTGGGCTATCCGCGCAGAACACTTCGGTCTGGATCCGAGTAAAACCATCACTCAATCAATTGACTACTACACGATGCAGGGGAAGAAGGGAAGAACCGCATTCCTCACTGGTGTTCGTGCGAATGAGTCCATGATTAGGTACAGGTCATGTGTTCAGAAACTCCACGAAAACTACATCAACATCCCTTACAGGATGAAAAAATCAATACCGCTTCGGTTCGCCAAAATCATTTATGACTGGACTACAGATGATGTGTTGAAATTCATCAGTGAAGAACACAATGCTTCCTACTGCGAATACTACGACCTTGCTGCGATCACCAAATCAAATACTCGTGTTGGTATCCCTCTGCATGCAGTAGCAATCCGGCGGATAGGCGATGTGGTCGCCACCGAGCCCGAATTCTACGACCGGCTATACGAATGCTTCCCGCAAATTGACACGCAACGTCGCTGGTGGCCAGAGTTTGACATTGAGAACATGATAAAAACGTATGCAACTCTCGGGTGGGAGGGCGTCAAGTTATGCATTGACGACAACATGCTCACGCCAGGCATCAGGAAACGAGCTTTAGCGTTTTCTGCCGAATTTAGAAAGAAGCACACAAAGGATCCGTACTCGTATCCGATCTCTTGGCTGATTCGCAACCTGCTTCTCAACGAGTTCAACATCTCATCAGTGAGCCCTGTTGGACCAAAAACTCGAGCCCATACCGTACGAATCGCAGAAGAGGAAGCCAACGAACTCGCAGCCTTGGATGCACTTGACTATCAGGATGACAGCCGATGAATATGTTAGAAATTCAATGGGTTAACGGACAAGACCTTAACGCCGCAGAGTGGCGAGCAAACTACGTTTTGCAACCAGATCTTCGCGTGCTCTACCAAAGCATGAAAGATTACGGCTGGATCCAACCAATCATTGTCCAAAAGAAAACCAACGTGATCATTGACGGTCACTACAGGTGGGAAATTGCTGGCTCCCTGAAACCGTTTGAAAAGAAATACAAGTCCCTTGTACCCGTGGTCTACGAAGACTGTAGTGACACAGAGGCAATGATGATGCACCTGCGACTCAACAGGGGTCGGGGGTCTGTTGCAGGCAAACAGATGGCACGAATCATCAGAAAAGTAAAAATGTCACGCAAGTACGATGAAAAAGATTTCAAGCGTTTACTTGCAATGCACTATGACGAAATTGACATTATGGTTGATGGAACCCTTCTGAAGAGTAGGAATATCGCTGATCACAAGTATTCAAACGCTTGGATACCAGTTGAAGCGCCCGCAGATGCAACCGAAACGGCATCAATTATTGAACGCCCACCAAATGCGGATAGATGATAAAATTTAGAAGTTATGCCAACTCCATCCTTTTTACCTGACGAAGAAGTAAGCCCAGGAGATCGACGTCGTCGTCCTTCTTGGTGGCGTCGTGCCCTTGCAGCACTTCTGCGTTCACTTGGCAGAACAAGTCGCCCAGGTCAGTTCCGAGATCTCGCCCCCCGCAGATTCGGCGGTGCAGGTCGCGGTGGCGACGAAATCTGATGCTAAGGTGATTTGATACTCGCACCTGAAAGCATTGGTTAATGAAAATTGGGATTGCATCCAACGACTGGTCGCGAACAGTCTTCAATCAGTACGGAAACGTTCCAGGCGGAGCTAACTACATCCGCCTACAGCAATGGCAACGCCACTCTGAACACAAGTATGTCTCTGGACTTTTAGCAACTCACCCGAACAAAGGTTTCGGAATTGTTGACCATCGAGGAACTCAGCACTACGACATTGATGTAGTGATCATGCAGCGAATCATGCATCGTCAATTGACAGAAGATCTAATGAGCCCCAAAAACAGAAATAAATTAGTTATCAATGATTTAGATGACTGGTACTGGGGTTTGCATCGCGACAATCTTGCTTATCAAAGACTGCAAGAAAATGCTGACAGCGACGAAACACTTGACTACTACAAAAGCAATATAAAACTCTCAGATGTAGTGGTTGTCTCAACACCTTTCCTGTTTTCAAAGATGGCACACGAATTCAGTATTGGATCAGACAAAGTCCACATGATTGAAAACAGAGTTGATACCGACAAGTACAAGAGAAAACCAATTTCATCAAAGAAGCCAATCCTTGGATGGGTCGGGTCAACGCTACACCGTTCCATGGATCTGGAGATATTGCAGGATTCACTATCCGACGGGGAATACCGCATGCACCACACCGGCTACGCTGGTGGACCAACAATGGCAAGCAAAATAGGCATTGATCCAGGAAGAGTCACAACATCACCGATGTTCGATCCGTATCAGTATGGTCAGAAAGCCTTCACATCCTTTGATGTCGGGCTTGCACCTCTTAACGATGTTCCGTTCAATCACGCCAAGTCATGGATCAAAGCGATCGAATATGCCGCCGCAGGAATCCCATTCGTATGTTCGGACATCAGCGAATACCGGCGTCTGCAAACCACATACGGAATAGGTCGTCTAGCTTCAACATCAGACGAGTGGAAACAACACCTCGCGGAACTAAAGAACCACTCAGTCAGGAAAGAAGAATCAGAAAAGGTCTACAAAACGGTACGTGAGCATCTTGACGTTCGTGAAATGGCCAAAGATTGGGATGCTTTAATTAGCAACTACACGTAGGTCACAAGAAATACAAAGCCCCCGACCCGCCGTGGCGAGCATATCTATCCTTCATCGTTTCACTCTCCATCTCTGACTTCCTCACCTCGTAAGGAGGTAAAGGTCCGCGATGAAATTCGTGAGAATAAGTCCCACAGTAATGACCGATCAAAGTTGGCCGATGTGGGTTTGATCTAACTCGAGATCCACGGTGGTAGGTCTGGGAGTGCCAACCTACGACATCACCCTTGCTGCCTTCAAAACGATAAATCTTTGGCTTCTTCTCCGCAATTTCAACCAAGATTCTTTGATTGACAATCTCGTCCTCAGCGTCTTTGTGATTTTCTCCGTCAAAAGAAATATGTTCCCACTTGTGAGAACCAACGATCAACTCAAAAGGTCCAGACTGGTCGTCAAGTTCACCCAAAGCGACAATCACGCCAACATAAGTTGAGTTGGCATGAGGATCAGGCAGCAAAGCGTCCTTGTGCCAGCCGCACTGGGTGGATCTCTGCATGGTCATTTCTACGTGCAGAGCTGCCGCCATCTCAATTTCTTCAAAGGCACTTTCAATGGCTTGATGGCAAAGCACGTCAAGAATTTCCGGGTGCTCCAAGTATTTCGTGCTACGTCCCCATCCGTCAAGAGATTCACCATGGTTATGTTGGTACATCTCCAAATATGAATCAATAACCTCCCCAGGGATAGCGCTTTGCAACACAAAAAATCCGTCTTGCTCGTACTGCTCCGCAACGCTTCTTTTGTCGTTCATCATTCTCCCGAGTTATGCATGTTGGCTCGATACCAGCCGGAACCGTGCCACCGCATATCTGGATCGCGTTCCATTGATTCGACTACTTCACTAAGTTGTGGTCGTTCTGTTGACTCTGACCAAGTCCAATGATTGGAAAAATGCCCAATCAATGCTGGTCTCGGAATGTTCCTACGTGGCGGAGAACCGCGATGAATTACCCTGCTGTTCCAGAACAGCGCATCGCCCTTCTTCGGCATGAAAGTTGTGACCTCATGTTCGTTATTATCCATCGCCATTTGACACATGTGGAGCATCCCCAAGCGATTGTCTTTGCCGAACGATATGTCAAGATCCCAGCGATGAGAACCCTTCAGGTATTGGAATGGACCTGAACCCTCATCAATGTCAGCCAAAGCGATCCACACTCCAAGATATTGATCTGCACCGTTGGGATTGTCGTTGAGTTCATCAACGTGCCATCCGGTGTTTGACGATCTCCAGTAGGTCAGATCGGAGTGCAAGGCAAGGCACATGTCAAGTTTTGTGAAGGTGTCCGAAATTGACTGATGAAGAAGCAGATCTCGAATCTCCGGATACTCCAAGTACATCTGGTCAATGCCGGTGAAGCGCTGATGGTTATCGTCAAAGGTGAAGGTTTTGTGCCAAAAGTTGTTGACGTAGTCATCAATGACCGCATGCGGCACCAAACCAGGGCATTCAACTACCCCGTTTTTTTGAAATGTTTGGAGAAGTGTTTCAGTTTTGCCTGTCAAGGTGGACGATTGCGACAATTTTTTCTCCATCGGTGCATGCGAGAGATTCGTACACGAGACTACCATCAATCAACATTGCATCCCCAGAGCAGGGCTTATCTAAAATTGTTGTGCCTTCTTTTTCGCGTATCACAATGTTTCCATTTTTGTAATCGTCGTTCAAGAAGAAAATCAGTGTCGTCGTTCCCGCCATCTCAACGTTATATGTTTCACCTTCTGGCGCACCAGCACCAGATCCTTCAACGAACTTCATGTGCGACAAGGAATTACCCAGGTCGTAAGCAAGATGCCTACATCCAAAGAATTCATCTGCATGTTTGATTACTTGAGCTATTGAATCGCCGATGTTTTCATACAAAACATTTGAGTAATGCGCTTCGTTTACGAGGTGTAGATGTGTTGACTCGGGAGGTGAGTCCGGACGCAGATTTTGCCATTCTGCTGATTTTAGGTTTGGGTAAATCTCTGAAGAGTCAAAGCATTCCTCAATGATGAGTACGCCTTCAACTTCAGGTGTCTTTAAACGCATTGTTTTGTCTTTCTTCACAAGAGATGAATCAACAAGTCGTCTTTCCATCGGATCCGCCTGTGTGCCAACAGCGAAACACCAGTTTCCACGGAAGCGTCGTTGCCCCTCCTGCATTCCACCCCTGACTCCGTGAGCCATTCGGAACAGGTCAGGCAACGCAAAATCACCTTCATCCCATTTATGCCACATCTGGATGTCGTTGTTGTAAGTAATTTCTTCAGTGATCTTCACCATCAGGCGATCGAAAAATTCAATTTCTTCTTTTGTGGGTTGCCTGCCGTCAAAGAGAACTAGATGATCTTGGATGCCCCAAGGCGCACTACATGGGCAAACGCGCAGCGTGTCTCTGCCTGATGCGGGGTGAGGGTCTACGGCTTGCCTGGAGTAAGAATTGATGTAAGAGTCGCCATCAATCATGGTGACTTTGTCGCGTTTTGCCTGCACAAAAAGATCTGCCATGGACAGGTTTTCGTCATAGGGGGCTTCATAAATTGCCTCTATGAATTTTCGACTCAGTTTGTAGGGGTCGCCTTGTTGCCAGTTGGGAACGTGAATGATCCTGGACTTTTTTAGGAATTCTTTTTCCGGCTCAGCAAGATCGTCGTACATCTTGCACATATCAACGAGCCCGGTTTTCCCGAATTCGCTACTGCACGCAAAAAGCTCCATGTTCCACCCGGCGGCATACTGTGGCCACCGCATAGCAACGCCTTCTACATGCCATTGGATTAGATCTTTTTCAGGTGAGTTGACGCCATCCTCTTCGTCCTGCCTGATCGCCTTATCGTGATCCTGCATGTATGGCCAACTAAGAGTGTCTTCGCGAGGTCCGTTGTCATCAGTTGCGAAAGCAGTGAAGTTCAACTCGGGGCCAAGCGCTCTAAAGATTTTCACTACTTCAGCGTCAGAGAAGTACGCTTTTTTGAAAACGATCATTCCATGCTGCTTGTAAGCAGCGGCGTACAAAGATGGGTTTTCAACTACTTGCTCAACTGTGTGTTGATCAAATTCAACAATCATTTTTCGTCGTCGTATTCCTCAGCCAAGAAGTACTCAATCGCTGCTCGAATACGTTTCAACCCTTCTTTTGGACCGTATTCGTCGTAGCCGGTCTCAAAGTTTGCTGGCAGCAGGCACCCGTTAGTGAATCGTGCTCGCCGCTTGCCGTCACGGGAAACAATAAACTTCTCAAAGTTGCCCAAAATCAACGAACCTGGATCAATACCAAGCCTCTTATAGATGGGGTGTGGCTCAAATGAGCGGTCGTCGTCTTCTCGGCTGTAACGAGATTTAACCAACTCGGTGAACGGTAGACGGACTCGGTAGTTGTAAAAGGCGTAGTTGTAAGCCTCTTCAGCCGTGCTCGTCGAGTTGTTTGCAAAGTCGCCATACGCGAACTCGCAATAGTCGTTAGTTGGCACGCAAACAATTTGAAAACCCTGATCTTCATAGTCGTATTGCAGAACCTGAAGCATCGGATACTGCATTGAGTTTCCGCACTCTCCTGTCACGTTGACAATCATGGTGACGTTACCGCGTTGATTAGTGATCAGATCGCCTTCTTCGCTGTCAAAAGGCAAAAGCGGAATGTCGTAAACGCTTTCCCCGTCAGCAGTTGGGCCAAGATCATGTTCGGAGACGAGTAGATCCATCATTTCTTGTGAAATTGACTCAATTTTCGCCATGCAGGGATAATACCATTCCCTTGCTCCTCGGCGATAAAACCCCAAAATATGCTACAATCGGTGTTGCACCAGTGTTCTGTAGGAGACGAAGATGGTAGCTCTCAACAATATCAACAATGACCAAAAACTCTATCATTTGAATCTTATCAAAGAGTCTGCTGAAGAGTTGATTATCGTTGCAGCGCTTCACGCTGGAGTAAACCCAGAAACCATTGACACTGGCACGCACCCACTGCCCGACAGTTTTGACACAGAGGCAGAAGACTTCAACCAACTGGACGTCAACCTGGCGGAACGGGTCAAGCAGTACAACGATCTCGTCACGCGAATCAACTCACTCTGAGGTCAAAATGATTTTCTCAATCTCCAACGAAAAGAAAAGAAGCGCCGCACTCAATGGTGTTGCCGCATGCGAAGAAGACGTATTCATGGCTTGCATGTCACTCAACATCGATCCAGTATCAGTTGCTGACGACTATTCCAGCGATGACCCCTCCTACGAAGTATTGTCAGATGCAATGCAAAAACTCCGAGACGCAAAGGCGTACTTGGCAGCACTCTGACGCTAGGAGCACAAAATGGCATTGTCAGCAGCTCAAATCGCTCAAGCGAGAAGCGAAGCCCAAGACTTCTTGGAGTACTCAATCTTCGTGCTTTGCACGTTTCTGGAAGTTGACCCAGAAACAGCAACGTCCGCAATGGAAATCCCCGTTTCCGAAGCAGATCTAAACTATTACAACTACGTCTCGCTGAAGCGACAATTGTCGGCATTTGAGGCTCTAACGGCATGAAGTTTTCGTCACCTCACCTTCGAGCCGTTCTGGATGGGGATGATCGACATCCAAGCGAAATCGCTACATCAACTGGACGCTTCGTGCCTGAGGAAGAAACACCCGAATCGGAAAGCGTCAACAACAACATGGGAGCCGCAATCACCTTCAACCCTTCCGTTGGAGCGCTTGAACTTGCCGAAGAAGGTGCAGTCATCATCTGCGAAAAAGTTAGAAAAGACACCTAATGGCCATCAGGACCTCAACTCCAACATCAGGCAAGGTTTATAGCCCTCAGGCGGAACTTGACTGGACAAGCACACACTTGCTGTCATGCTTCTACATCTTGGGTCTCACAGAAGATGATATGGATACATACACCATTGACGACCTGGTTGATCGTTGCACTTGGATGTTTGAGCCACACACCCTTGAGGCTTACCTGACTGTCTTAGGTAAAGAAAGATCATACGACCCCGGATTTTCTTTCGGCAGAAAACAGCGCAGTTGGATGGTTCTCCTAGTCAGAAGGTTCTGGCGTCGTCGCCATATTTCGCAGTACGAGGTGAACAGCGGTGTCTAGCAGCATTTTCCATAAAGGCGTCGTTGCTCGAAGCCTTTCCACTAACCAAACTGGAACCACTTGGGAAGACGAGTTGAGCGTTGTGCGCGACTACTCCCGCCTCGCCGATGCGGCAATTACTGCCGCCAACGCTGACATGCGACAAGCTGCCGTTGGTCGAGACTGGTACTTCTGGAAATATTCCACGTGGCTAGGTGAACAAGACAACACATGGCTTGAATACGCTTGGCGCAACTACGTAGCAGTTAAATCTCTATATGGCGTTCTGAAGCCAAGAGACTTGGAAACAACTGAGAAAATTCTCATCTCTGGATCTTTCCCCATCCAGATGCACACGGCACACATGCAGGCAGGGACAAAAGATTATTACTGGTTGAACTCACTTGAAACCAGAATCATGGAAGACACGCTGAACGAGAACGGAACCATCCCCAATCAACCAGAGTGCTCCTACAAAATCATTGACTTTGAAGACTTTGAGCAAGGCACAGTAACGGAATTTTTTGATTCAGCCCGCCTGCACACCCATGACTTCCTGACCCCGAACCTAAATCTGGTTGACAACATGCTTGACTCAATCAGGGTAGGCGGAATCATGATGATTTACGATCTTGCTGAATTCGGCGCTTTGTACGAAGACGGCATGCGCGCCCACGAAGAGCGAATGCACCGGATCAACCGCCGTATTGCCCAACGTGAAGACTACGAGGTGTATCACTTGGCACACGACGAGATCGGTACAGTTCTTGCCTACCGCATCGGCTAATATAAATACATGCCCGCAAGATTCGGACCTCCAACTCGAGACAAGTACGCCTATTACAGTCTTGACGAAAACGACTGCAAAACTGTCAACGAGATTGAGTACACAAATTACAAAGGTGGAGTAATCCACTTCCACAACGTTTTCAACGTTGACCGAGACGTAATTTTGCCATACATTGACGAAATGGCATACGTGCCATCATGTGGTCTTGAAATCATCAAAGACGACGAAGGCAACATGCTCCACGGCGAAACTTTTGACGGCAAAATCGTGGACATGAAAGATCTACTCGCACTACCAATGCGGGTCGGCGGTATGGGGATGCCTGAACCAGTCAACCCAAGCACGCCACACGACGTCAGAAACTTTTTTGAGGGTGTTGAGGAAAGTTTGTATCACTGCCTAATCAGGTACTGTGATATTTACCCACTTATCGTCAACTCAATTTGGTGGCGAATGAGAGGACACTGTCTCAAGTACATGCCAGGAGCGAATCTGGGTCTCCACAACGACAACGACACCAACACCTTCACCATTGATGGGCAGAGGTACTACAGCGAACGAGAGATCGCTATGTACCAAGTCGTGAACGGTCTGGCTTATTTCAACGATGACTATGAAGGTGGAGAAATGCACTTCCCCTACTTAGACATCACGGTAAAACCAAAAACCGGAGACATCATTCTTTTCCCTGCCAACTATGTTGGAACTCATGGAGTGGCGCAAGTTGGAGAAGGAGCACCTCGATACACCTACCTGACGCAGTTCGGTCATGGCGGAGAGCACAAATACGAAGTACTGGAGCCTCAGGAAAGCGACATGTGGCTAGCTCCGGTGTATGTGCCTTACCTGTACCAAGATCACGTCAAGTTCTCCCATTCGGGCTACTCGCACCTGGACACGTCAAAAGACTCAGCGTTAGGTTTCCACGCCTCAACTATTGAGACGCAGCAACGCTCAAAAGAGGGCGCTCCAGTCGGAACTAAGATTCCGTACGAAGAGGAGTGAAAGGAATAGTTCCTATCAGAGTTCCATGACCAAAGAACTCCAGATAGGAAATACGTTCCCCTGACGTTACTGGCACAACTTCGTGAGTGCCTAAGAAACCGGCAGGATAAACAAATGCTGTTCCCGCTTCGGGGGCGAAATGCTTGTCGATGTATTTGAATCCAAGATCGCCACCGACGCAATCATCTTTCAGAATCAGAGATCCGGTCAGGACGCTGTAGATCGCTTTTTCGCTTTCCGAACCAGCACCAACTAAGTTGTCGTTGTGATATCCCATGTATCCACCCGGTTTGTAGGTAGCGACATGAGGCACGGCTCTCCACCAAATGTTTTCTTTTGCGTCAGGGAAGAAATTGAAATATTTGGTGACACATTCACCCATTGATTTTTCAAGAAGTTCTGCAAACTTCAGATCGTCGTCAGTGGTGTTCACTTTAAGTTGCAGAAGACGACCTGGGGAAGCATTGACCTGCTCCTCTGTGAAGATGTAGCCACCCCTATTCATGTACGTGCCATCATCCTGCAAGGTGTAGTCGCTTGGTTCTTGTTCGCGACGGCGTTCAAGCCATCCTTCAAAAAACGAAGCATCAATGTCTAGGACATTTCGATACTCAACGATCCCAAAGCCGTGATGGATTGCTTCCATTACTTCTCGTCAGGGAATTCGGTTCCACGCTCGCGGTCATTGCGGAGACGCTTCACCTCTTTGGCTGAGGTTTCATGAACCTCGGGTGTCCAGTACCCGTCAGTGAAAAGATCAGCAACCTCCTGAGCCCTATCTCCTGACAGGTACAGGGTGTGCTCATTTGTGTAGCCTTCACGACCGGGATATGGCCATCCATAAAGTCCGGCTTCAACATAATCAATGCCTGCTCCGGTGATGATGGATGCAATTTCCTGTTCGGACTCTTCGCCCCAGAGACCGTTGGCGTCAACGTAAAGTCCGTTGTAGCCACGAGATGCAACATAGTTCGCAATCTCAAGTGGAGCGCCACCAAAAGCAATGCAGAAAATGATGTCGCATTTTGCGAGCATCGCATCAAGGGTCACGAGATCAGTGAGATCAAACTCTGCTGCACGTTCGTGTGTTGCCTCAGAGCGATCAGCCGATGCCCAGACAACCCTGTGCCCGCTCTTACACAAAGCATAGGCAAGGGTGCCGCCCATCTTTCCTGGGTGGGCAATTCCAATTGTTTTATCCGACTGGGGGGAGTATTGAGTATCCATCTTCCATGTACACATTCGTTGAGATTCGGGCAAGGGTAGGGTGTTCTTGTGGGTCAACCACATTTTCGCAAACATCAGGGTTTGGCGTACCTTGACAATACCACCCCAAGTAAGAGTAGCGCCACCCGCCAGTCACGGGCTGCACTTCATGCGCTGCAACATAATTAGACGGGAAGAAAAGCATGTCGCCTTTCTTTATGTCTTCGTGTTTGATATCTAGGTATTCGAAGTTATGAGCACCACCAGTGAAGTTCGTTCCGTCAAGCTCATCCTCCGACTTGACGTTGTCGTTCAGGTAAGCCACAACCGAAACGCTGTTGCGAGTGGCCAACTGATCACGAGGATGAGGCTTGCCGTACTCGTAGTCAGTACTCACATCTGCGTGCATTCCTAAAAACCCGCCAACCGGATAAGCAACAATGTGGCTTTTGATCTTCCACCAAATGCACTTACCGGCAATTGGGAACATTTCTAGATACGAGAGAAGACACGCATCTCGGCGCTCCTCAATGTAGTCAAGGACATCAATTACTTCAGAGCGGCTGTCCTGATGAACGAAACTCCCACGCCACGGCATCTCATCCAACGAATCTTTCTTAAAGAAATATCCGCTCCGATTGATGTAGCCGTCCTCACCAGTAATCGGGTCAACACCTGGCGTGTACATGGTCTCGCGCTCTGCCTGCAAAACGTCCTTGCAGTATTCACGCATCCAATCCCAGTCAAGGTTGAACACGTTCTCAAAGAGGACGACACCACCACCGAGGTGTGTACCAACAGGATTATCGCTCATATTCATGTTCCCCCAGTTCAAGCATGTATCCAACATAGTCGTGGATGCGCTCAATGATCCGCTTCCGGTCATCGTTATCTCGAAGATGATTGAAACAACCGTAGATGGTGTCAATAGCAAACTGAACCAAGAAATCCTCGGGAGGATCGTGACCCCTGAAGCCTTCGTATGTCATGAAAGACAAATTATGGAAGTCCCATGGGCGAAACTGCAAAGGCTGGTGTGGGAACCAATCGGGATAATGCCATGCATGTCCGGCGTGCCGCATGTCTGGATGCCAACGCAGATACGCACGAACCTTCTCAATGACTGTCAACGTGTCGTCGTCATTTGGTGCTTGCTTCATGAAGTCTTGATGCGGAGGGAACCCGCCATGCATGTCCCCGTTGCGAGAAAACAGGAACGACTGACCCTCAAGATCAAACCCTTCCATGTGGGCTTTGCTGTAACGCATCAAGTTAGCGAAAATTCGATCCTCCGGATCCATCTTCACTGGGTAGACATGGAAGTCCTCGCCAAACGGTTCATTGTCAAAAAACTCTTTCAACTTGACGCCACGCTCAGGAATGTTCCCATCCTTGGTGAAGATGAAAAGCGTTACCTTCTGAAATAGACACTCAAGTCCCTCAAGGGCATAGATTCCCTTTGTGAAGACAAGAGGAATGTGGTCAGGGTTCGGACCTTTTGACTTGTCCTTATCAACGCCAGGGTATGACTGTACGTCACCAAAGTTCTCGTTACCATCAACCTTGTACTCGGGATCGTAGAAAGGCTTCTCCTTCCCTACCTCTACCCGCTGGAAGACCCTATCCTCTCGCTCCCAGCCATTGTAAAAACCGTGCATTACGGCACGATTGTCCCAGATGACTACGTCGCCTTCTTGCCACGTCCACTTGTAACGATTAGCTTCTGTTCGGCAATACTCCTCAACCCAGTCGTAGAGTTCTTCAAACCATGGGGTGCTCCCCCCGTCAAGTTGGGTGCCTGGTCCGGTCCAGTAAAGAAGAGTTTCTCCAGTATCCGGATGTGTTCGCAAGGCGGGATGGCTGACAACGTCACGTCCTGCGGCTCCAGTCTCCGCCACGAAACGAGCCGTCGGCAGGTGTTCCTTAATGTGCTCAGGACACTCTTCGTACAGATTTACAAGACTCACCCAGAATGTGTGACCGAAATCTTTATCAACACGGTAGGTCGTCATATGGATGGAAGTAACCGCAGGAGGAGCTTCCAAGAACGGGTTATCTACATGCCAGTTCTCTTTCAGAAACTGTTCAGGATCCGTTTTATCTTCAACATTCTTGACCGTTGGGTGATTTACGCCCGCAAGAAGACCACCGTTGAAATCTTCATCAACTTCGCCTGTGTAGATAGCGTTGACCAGTTTCATGTGCTCCTGGTCGGTTGGGTTCATGCCGATGAAACCAACCATCTTGTTCTTGTTGAAAATCAACTTGAAATACTCTGGGTCATCAAGAACTTGCCGGGCAGTGATGCCTCTCATCTTGAAACCGAGGTTGCCTAGTTTCAGTCCTAAGGCGATTCCGCCAAAACCTTTCATGAAGGCTCCTTCAGTTGTGGGTGACCCTCAAATGCGGGGCCAATACGATTACCGTTTTCGTCTAGCCCAGTTCGGATGCCACCCATCCAAGTCCAAGGCTGTTCTTGCAACTTCTTCATCTTTGCATCACCGTACGACTGTCGAGCAGCAGACAAATCTGGCTTGTCCCAGTAGTTCTCAACTGTGAACTCAACGCTTGGCATCAGAGAGTTGTCGTAAAACTGGAAAAACATAAAAGGTGAACCAGCAGGAAAAATAACTGGCTGACCAATTTTTGTGATCTTCCAGTTCATGTTGAACTCGTCTGGCCACCAGTCAGATGGAATGTGCGCCGTTAAAGGAACAGCCCCATCAACAAAATAGTTAGGTGACCCGCTTATCCACGTGGACACTCCTGGAGGCGTTGAGAACGTCCACCCAACAGTGAACGACATAATCCCAACAATGCTGGGCATAACAATGTCACGTTCGTAAGTCTGACCATTTGTCTCAAACGTCATCTTCTCGCCGGACAGGACACGAGGAACAGTCAGCCCCCCGTCCCATTGAATAACAACATCTTGTTGGAGAAGAACCTCCCAACCGTTGACGTTTGCTTCAGTCAGGGGAAGACACTTGTATGCATGCTTCTTGTAGGTGTCATCCATCCAGTCGCGTCGAACTGACGCTTGCTTTATCTCAGGTGGATTTTGATGTGTTCTAGTGAGAGTTACATCCATCACTGAATAGCCATCGTCTGACCGCTGGCAACAGGAATTCCCATTGTCGTATCTTGCTGCGCCGAGTACCCACCTCCGCCGTGGCTCTGGTGGTTACGGTCGTTGTAGTCATACATGGTGACGGCAGAATACTTGATTCCACTCTTTACAGGCTGAGAAGCATGAGCGTAAATGAAATCACTTGGATGGACAATGACATCACCTGCTTCGGGGACAAACTGAAGGTTTTTGTACGGCATGATGTACTCGCCGCCTTCGTAGTCGTCATTCAAATACCCAATAGCAGACACGGCGCAAGAATAAGAAAACCCAGAGTCAGGATGAACTGAGAAATGCTGCCCCTCGCCATAGCGAACGAAGTTGGTGGCTTCTTCATAGTCAAGTTGCAAGTTGTACATTGACGAGTAGTGCTGCACGCACTGGCGTACACCAGAAATAACTTCCTCGTACACCCGTCCAAGATCTGCGAACTCTTCAGGAACAGGGATGTCTGCTTGACGCAACTTGAAGTCAACGCAATCTCTGTAATCCTTCATCACCTCGTAGTCTCCAACTGTCGCCTGCTTCCATGAGAAGTATTCGTGGGTGCTCTCAGCGAGACCGGTTTCAAGTCGAGCGATGAAGTTTGAGTCAGGTGCCCAAACGTCTTTGTACAGCATGATGCCGTCGGTCGGGTTGCCCAAGTATCCGCCAATTCTCATTATTTACCTCAGTTCAGTGATTGTGTAGAAAGAAGGGGTAGTCCATCTTTCTCCACGGGTAATTTGTTTTACACCATGAAGATAGTGGACATCACCTGGATGTGCTACCGCTAAGCCTGGTTTTATCGGAATTTCAATATCGAACTCAGGGTAATAAAACTCGCCACCATCAAAATCTTCGTTCCAGTAAATGATTGAGTTCAGGTCATACAGAGGGAAAGGATTTGGCTTTCCGTCATTCAACTGTTTATCCGCGTGTGGTTGCTGCTCATTGCCTGGAAGCCATCTGATAAGTACTGGCGGGCGCTTGTATAGAGCAACGTTGAATTTGTCCTCCAACACTTTTTGCATCTTGTCAATATATTTATCAATCAGATTAAATATATCTGGGGAGATGCGTTTGAGGATTTCGCCACTACACATTCGATCCCACCAATAGGAGGCGTCGTAAATACACGTGCCATCTTCATCAAATTCGTCACCCATAGGATTTTCCCACTCTTCAATAGTCGGGAAAAACTTTTGCAGGGTTTTCAGATCATCTAGATCTACGAAGTTTTCAATGACTGTGATGTTCTCTGCTGTTGTTCCGAAGTGACCTGGTTCAACTAGCGATTTTTCTTCAACTTGTTCCATCAGGTAAGCGAACTTACCATAAACATAGATCCCTCGTCCACCACGTTGGCAGTCAAGGGATCTATGTCACTCCTCTTGTTTTTCCTACTTAAAGCTCGGCGGGAAGAAAGGCGGGAAGTGTGGTGGGAAGTGAGGCGGGAACCACGGTGGGAAGTGTGGTGGGAAGAACGGTGGGAAATGTGGTGGGAAGTGTGGAGGGAAGAACGGCGGGAAATGTGGCGGGAAGTGAGGTGGGAAGTGTGGAGGGAAGTGAGGTGGGAAAAACGGTGGGAAGTGCGGAGGGAAGTGAGGAGGGAAAAATGGTGGAAAATGCGGAGGGAAATGGGGAGGGAAAAACGGCGGGAAGTGGGGTGGAAAGTGCGGAGGGAAGAATGGCGGAAAGTGTGGCGGAAAGTGAGGCGGGAAAAACGGTCCGATTGCGCGAACAGAAATAGTTGTTCCCAAAGGAATTTCAGTGAAAGTGGTTGTGAGGTTGTATTCCTGACCGTCAACAATGATGTCATGCGCTTTACCGACATCACCTAAAACACTCGTGTTTAGCGTATCGACAGCTTCAGAAACGGCGGAAAACCCGAGATTCTGCAACGACACCACGAAATTGCCAGCGTCTGTGAGATCGGTATACGTGAACGTACCTAAAGGTAGTCCGCTTCCGCCTTTGTTACCTGCCATCAGTCATCACGCCTTTGCATCACCAGTTACGAGCCATGTGTCAGTGCCTCGCTTATGCAACGTTATCATAGACCATTGTTCGCGGGTTTTAAGACCAACCGCAGCGTTAATTGTTACCCCTGAGAGTGCGTTAACTGTTGCGGTGCCTGTGCCTGTCTGCACAATATTGATAACTGTTCCGATAGGGAATGCGACACTGGCGTTTGTTGGAACATTAATGGTTCCCGTCGATGAAAATTCCAAGGTGTGACCTTCGTGGGCGGCATTTAGAGTCATGTTTGAACTGTAAGTGTCATAATCGTGGAGAACACTTGTACCAGCAGGCAATGTAACCGTGCCGGTAAATGTCGGCGAAGCCAACGGAGCTTTCAACGCCAACGAGTTCGTGACCGTCGTCGAGAAGTTAGCGTCATCACCCAGAGCCGCAGCCAACTCATTCAACGTATCCAAAGTTGCCGGAGCAGAATCAACCAAAGCGGACAATTCCTGCTGAACAAACGCAGTCGTCGCCAACTGTGTGGTGTTCGTTGTTGTAGCCGCCGTAGGTGCGGTAGGTGTGCCAGTCAAAGCAGGGCTAGCCAACGGGTCATAGTTAACCCAGTTCGCTCCGTCATACCTGATTGCTTCACCGCTGGAAAGAGAAGTAAATGAAACGTCGCCAATATCTTCAAGAGCGGAAATAATCGGAACGTTCGCGTTCACCCAGTTAGTTCCGTTGTACTTCAAGAACTCGCCATCAGCCTCAGATGTCAGCGTTACATTGGTGATGTTTGCCAGAGTGTGCGCCGTGTTGACGTAGTTCGTTCCGTTGTAGAGAAGAATGTCGCCGGACGTTTCACTTGATGTTGAAACACCACCAGAGTTCTGGATTGTAAGCGGATAGGGAACCCAATTAGTTCCATCAAAGTAGGCAACGTCACCCTCTGAAGGAGCGAGAGTTGTCATATCAACATCGCTCAATCCACCAATACTGTGATTAGACACGTCCGAAACCGTGCCTGTCACATCACCGGTTACATCACCGGTCACATTGCCAGTCAAAGATGCCGTGATGGTTCCCGCAGAGAAGTTGCCCGTTCCATCACGAGCAACAATCGTCCCTGCGGTATTCAGGTTCGTGGCATTAGAAGTGACCGTGACCGCAGCGCCCTCACCTGTTCCAACGACAGTCAGACCAGTTCCAGAAACACCGACAGATGCGACATAGTCGCCCGTGGTATGCGTTCCCAGATCAACACTGTCGTTAGCCATTGCCGTCGTCAGAGTGATGTTCCCGGAACCATCAAACGAAACACCAGCAGCAGTCACATCGCCACTCAAAGCGATGGTGCGGGCATTTTGCAGAGTCGTAGCCGTTGTTGCATTTCCTGACAAAGCAGCAGTGACCGTCACGAACGTTGGTGAATCCGTCGTGGCAAGACCCTGAATAAGATCAGAGGTTTCAACGCTGGTGACACGACCGTACGAATCAGTCGTAACACTTGACACGAATGTTGAGGTAGCGGAACCGGATGTGGAACCAACTGAAACAGTAGCCAAGTCAATATCGTCGGCATTGACGACAATTCGAGAAACATCGGCTGTTCCAACATTCAGTGTGTTGCCTGTCTGGGCAAGACCCGTACCGGCAGTGAATGCTTGGGTTCCAGTGAACTGGGTGAACGAAAGTGCATCCGACCCAATTGAATGCGGCGACGATGTTGACGTAACAACGAAGCCCTGTCGGACATTCGTGCTACCGGCAAGAACGAAAACGGCTTCACCAGGGTTAACGTCGGCGTCGCTACCGTCAAAATCATCTGCCCTTGTAAGAATCCAGTACGCAGTGCCTGATGCCCCTTGATTCGTTACGACATAGATGCCGTTATGAGAACTTGTTGCTTGATCTTTAACAAGAACACGGTCCCCAGTGTTTGCGTTAGCTCCGTCAATGACCAGACGGACCTGGCTTGTTGCGGTAAGCGTCGCCCCCACACCACTTGATCCGTTGTCGTAAGATGGCGTGTCGGGAAGGGTTGTTGCAGTAGCCAAACGAACCGCTTCATGCCAGTCAATGCCAGCAGCAATGTTGTCCACGTAAGATTTAGTTACCGCATGACCTGCTTGAGTTGGTGCCGTGCCAAGGCTGACCGTGTTGAACGTAACGTCATCTGACGTTCCCACCGCCTGACCAATAGCAACGGATGGGGTATTGCCTTCGCCAGTTCCGCCAGTAACTGTGACACCTGTACCCCCAGAAACACTGACGGTGTAATTACCTGTCGTGTCGGTTCCAAGAGCCACACTGTCGGCTTGAACTGTTGCGCTGATGTTGATATCGCCAGTTCCGTCAAATGAGGCAGAACCAGCAACGTCGCCAGAAATCTGAATGGTGCGAGCAGTCGCAAGAGCAGTAGCGGTGTCAGCGTTCCCAGTGACATTGCCGGTTAGGTTTCCTGTGACGTTACCGGTAAGAGCAGCCGTGACGGTGTTGAAAGTGACGTCATCTGTGGTGCCAACAGCCTGCCCGATTGCGATAGTGGCAGTTTGACCTTCTCCCGTAGGATTGGTGATTGTTACACCGGTGCTTTCAGCCAACTCGGCAACATAGTTACCTGTCGTGTCAGTTCCAAGTGCGACCGAATCTGCTTGGATAGTCGTTGAAATTGAGACATCACCAGAACCGTTGAAACTGACAGAACCAGCCACGTCGCCAGTAAGCGAAATTGTCCGAGGAGTCTGCAATGTTGAAGCAGTAGTAGCATTACCACTTAAAGCTCCGTAGAAGGTGCTTGCTTGAACATCTGCTAATTCAAACGATGCGTCGCTAGTGTTAACGTTCCCTGAGAGTTCTGGGTCGTAAGCATTGAAGAACTTCCATCGAGCGTCATCGGTGTCGCGGAAAAGACCAGTGTGGTTGTAGCCGCTGTCGTTGTAGTTGCCAGCGAAACCAATATCAACGTTTACCGGTGAAGCGGTACCCGACCATGTGTCCCCACTTGTGTGACCAGTCGCGGCAATAAATGTGATTGAAATGCCGTTATCAAGCGTTACACCGTCAGTGTCAATATCAACGCCAGTGGCTTCTGTTGTTGAGAAGTTGTCCTTTGACCATTCAAAGGTGTCCACCCCGCCGGTTCCAGCACCAACCCCGTCAATCCTGACGTAATAGGTTGTGCTACCAGTTCCAGAGTAGTGACCGGTCAACGTTCCGTCATTAAGACCCGTACCCGAGAATGACGTTGTGGCGATGGTGTCGCCGCCATTCAGATAGATCCACGAGTCATCAACACTCAGGTTGTTGACAGAAACTTCTGACTGTGTTCCAAGGATTGTCAGGTTGCCAGCAACAGTAAGATCTCCGCTGATACGCGCATCGTTACGAACACGAATATCATCAAATACCTCTGAAACAACTTTGACCCGGAAACAACCTGGATCCTGAGCGAGAAGCACCTCAGCAATCCCAATTGCATAGTTCGGGTAGGTCGGAACAGCCGTGGTTAAAGCACCTGGTGTTGTTGCTGATAGGTGAAGCCTGTCCCCGACGGAGAAACCGCTGAGGTCAACACCGAGCAAAACACCAGATTCAATAATGAATCCGTAAGCGCCATCAGCGATAGTGCTTTTGGCGACACCACCAACGTTGACTTTATCTCCATCGCTAGCATCAGCCAGAGCGATGGTTGGGATAGCCGCCGTTTCACCAGTGAAATAGACAGCCGAACCTGCCGGAATACTTACACCTGAATCGTTATGAACGTACAACGCCTGCTCTTGACCGAGAGCAATATCAACACCAGTCGTGCTCGTAAATGCACGTAGCGCTTTGTTAGCCGAGTCGTACCAGATTCGACCTTCTTCATATGTTGGCGTTGAATCAGGAGTGTAGGTTGAAGCCGCAACGTCGTAATACGACGCATAAACCCGAACGGCTTCAATATCGTTCGGCGTGTCGTTTGCGCGTCCTGCACCGAGGATAAGAATTTCGCCAGTAGATGCATCCTTACGGATGACTCGACCGATGGCTTGAACTTTTGACCCGATAGCCGTCGGACGGGTACGTGTCAGTCCGCCACCTTCATCAACATACAGAACATCGTTGACGTCGTACGACGACGTATTCATGTGTTTGATAACGCCGAGGATGACGGCGTGACCTTCTGCGTTTGCTGTCAGTTCAGCGGTCGTGATTCCCAGTGCGGGCATTGTTGAAGATGTTGCCGCATCCGAAGGCGACACTTCTGTTTTGCCACTCGCACCAACCGAACCTGTCGCATAAACAGGCGTACCTTTAGCAATGGTGGAACCCGATGTGTTCTTAACATGAACATATACAGGTCCAGCAAGTTCACCGTGAATATGGCCAGCGTCAAGAAGACCGTTTACCGTCACATCTTCAAAAGTTACGCTTGCCGTACTGTCAAGAGTGATGGTTGGAGTTGCGCCTTCTCCAGAGTTATTGGTGAGCGTGACCCCGTTGCCTGCAACCAGGTTCTGAACATAGTCGCCGGTCGTATCAGTACCAAGAGTGACAGAATCAGGCTGAATTGTCGCCGCAATATTTATATTTGCTGTGCCATCAAATGATGCAGAACCAACCACATCACCAGAAACTTGGATCGTTCGAGCCGTTTCCAACGCTGTTGCCGTATCAGCATTACCAACCAAATCGCCTGTAACAGTGTTGAAAGTTACGTCATCAGTTGTTCCAACCGACTGGCCGATTTCAATAGTGGGAGTTGCTTTTTCTCCTGAATTATTGCTGAGCGTGATACCAGTGCCAGCAACGAGATTCTGCACAAACGACCCAACAGTGTGATCACCAAGAGTGATCGCAGCATTGATCCACTCCGCTCCGTTGTAGCGAAGAAAGTCGTTAGATGCTGGAGTTGCGACCGTGGTATCTGTCAGACCAGCGACAGTTGGTGCAATGTTGCGCCACTCTCCCGCCGTTGAATCCCACGCAATAATGTCATCGTTAGAAACAGAAACAATGTTTACGCCAGGAATGTCATCAATTTCTGTCGGCAGCGGGTAGTACGTGACCCCGTCGTTGGTGAACTCCCAAACATCTTGCGTTTCATCCCAACGAACAGAAACGTTGTTAGAGGTTCCACGTGTGACCTCAATGCCAGCATTCAGCGATGGGGCGCCAGTAACACCGCTGTTAAGGTTGATGATGTTGTCTTCAACGTACAGGTTTGCGGTGTTCAGAGTTGTTGTTGTTCCGTTGACCGTGAGGTTACCGCCGACAGTTAGATCAGCAGTTGTCGCAACAGAGTTGAAAGTCACGTTTGACGTTGTTGAAACGTCTTGACCAATAGCGATAGAAGGCGTGTTTCCTTCTCCGGAACCACCAGTAACAGTTACACCTGTTCCGCCGCTAACACCTTCGGTGTAATCCCCAGTTGTGTCCGTCCCAAGAGCAACACTGTCAGGTTGCACCGTGGTCGTGATCGTGACATCGGCAGATCCATCAAAAGAAACCGAACCAGCAACGTCTCCGTCAACAGTGAAAACTCGAGGTGTCTGCAAGGCGGAAGCCGTTCCAGCGTTGCCAGACACATCACCCGTAACATTGCCTGTCAGAGAAGCAGTGACAGAATTGAAAGTGACATCATCGCCAGTCCCAACCGACTGACCAATAGCAATCGTCGGGGTTGAACCCTCACCAGAATTGTCTGCCAGGTTTACACCGGTACCAGCAACCAAATTCTGGACATAGTCACCAGTTGTGTCAGCACCCAAAGCCACCGAGTCAGGCTGAACTGTCGCCGCGATATTGACATCCGTGGACCCGTCAAAACTTACAGATCCCGCCACATCTCCAGAGAGTTGAATGATTCGAGCGGTTTCAAGGATGCTTGCCGAATCAGCATTACCGACAATGTCTGCCGTCACAGTGTTGAACGTGACATCTGACGTGGTTTCAACTTCCTGACCGATTGAAACTGACGCTGCTGCGCCTTCACCGGTTCCACCCAAAATGGTGACTCCGGTACCTGCGGTAACGCTCTCAACGTAGTCACCAACCGAGTCGGTGCCAAGATTTACAGCGTCATTGATCCACGCAACACCATTCCAACGCAAGAAATCGCCATCAGCAGCAGATGTGATGGTTACATCAGAAATTTCGTCAAGTGTTGCCGTTGTGTAGTAATAGTCAAGCGAAGTCCATGCAGTAAGACCATCACCAAGTTTGAGTTTCCCAGTGTCCGTCTCGTACCCAAGTTCGCCTTGAGCAAGAGTTGGATCTTCACTTGTCCAATTCGCCGCTGTATCTCGGCGTAGCTGAATTCTTGTTGCCATTAGCCTGCTGCTCCTCCACCGCTAATGGCTACAATTCCTCCATACACGGAGTCTGCCAAGCCACCATCAATGTTATGTGGAATTTCGTACTCGTTGTACCATTCACTGGCACTTGAGTCATATTTTAGTATTTGACCGTCCTGTAAAGATGTAAGGTTCACATCTTCCAAACCTGACAAAACTGCTGTCAGTGTGCGCCAAGTGCTTCCCGATCTGAAGTAAAACGAATCATTAGTTGTGTCAACAGCCAAAGCGCCGTCTGCCAGCACATCGGTCGGAATACCATTAGTGGTAAGAGTTACAAGACCGGAAGCAGCCTCAAAAATGTCATCGGTCTTCAGAGAGTCAGAACCAGAACGGTAAAGATTTGTATCAGTTGAAGTTGATCCAGAACCCCAAGAGATTCGACCGCCTGCTTCAACCTTGATACGAACGTCAGAATCACCATCAACGGCTACGCTGATGCCATCAGAACCGGCAGATGATAACTGCCGTACTGAAATTGGTACGGTGAATTTCTGAGCCACGACTCGTTCCTTGTTGTTACCCCTCGGGGTTTTTGTTTACCTAGCCAGTAACTACGATTCTGTAGTCCCCGGATGAAATGCTGGCACCGTTTATCGTGACGGTGACAACGTCAATTGAGGTGCGAACCACATCCGCCACAACGGTTGCGTTTGTTGCTGCCTCAAAAACTTGCACGATCACATCAGAGCTACCCATATTGTGAGTGACCGTTGTCGTGCTGGTGCTACCCGCAGATGCCGCGCAGTCCTGCGCAGCGACACGGGCAAGAGTTGGCGTGCTGGTCGTTAGACCACTTGAACTTGTTTCAGCCAGATTGTCACGAGCATTTGCCGCTGTGCTGGCTCCAGTACCGCCGTAAGCAACGGGAAGGTCAACGGTGTCACTAAGGACTTCAGTTCCGTTGACGTAGTAGGCGCTGAAATCAACGTCGCCCAGCGTCCCCGAGAAAACTTCGGATGTGTTCGTGGAATCCGGAATAAACGTGAAACGTCCGGTTGAGTCGTCGTACCCGAAGAAACCGACTTTCGCGCTGGCTCCGTCATGCCACTTGAACTCAATACCGCGATCTTTGTCGTCATCAGACGACGGAGTTGAGTCGCCGCCCAGCGTGAAGATCGGGTCATCAATCGTGACGGTAGTCGAGTTGACGGTCGTTGTCGTCCCATTGACCGTAAGATCGCCACCGATAGTGACATTTCCAGTTGTTTCAACTTCTGCAAACGTGACACTCGCGGAAGTTCCAACGTCTTGCCCGATATAGATCTCAATGTCATTATCGGAAGCAACAGTCGTTACCCCTACGCCACCAGTAAAGTTCAGTGTGTCGCTAAGGAGGCTGACGCCATCTGTTCCCGTGTCAGCAGAGATGTTGAGGATCGTGGCAACGCTTACTTCGCTTGCCGCTGTCAGGCGACCCTGCTGATCAACAGTGAAACTTGGGATCGCAGTAGCGGAACCGTATGAGCCAGGTGTTACCGAAGTATCAGCAAGATCAATAGTGACGTCGCCATCATTACCGCCACCGTCTAAACCTGTTCCAGCAATGATTGACTGAATGTCACCACTTAAATCTGTCCACGAAGTTCCGTTGTACAGGAAAAGCGTGTCATTTGAAGTGTTGTAATAGATTTGACCCGTTGTTGGGCTGACAGGGGCAGAAGCCAGGTTCTGGATAGCAGCATTTTGGAGTTCATTCTGATTGAGATCCAAATTTGTCACAAATTTAGTTGCCATTTAGATCCCTCGATCAGGTAAGATACGCTTTCCCGGAAAAAGCCCCAGAAAACTCGACTACTACGTTTTCGTCGTCAATATATGTTACATCACCAATAACCACAGAGTTCGCACTATCCACAATGGTTACAGAGGGAAAACCGCCTAATGGATGGGTAATTTCCCAGGACGCGCTAGGCGAAACTTGATTAAACACGTAACGTCTACTGGTCGTGAGCGTGAAGAACGGGCTTTCTGGCCAATCAGCGTCACCTTTAGGTCCCCAGAAACGTGCTGGAGCCTCGGTATCAATGTAAATATCGCCAGCGTTACCTAGCAACGAAGTGGGATCTCCAGTGCCGGAAATAATTGTTCCACCGGCAGAACCCTGAGCACCCAGTAGAGAAACGACAACACTAAGTTGATCTTCTGAGATACTTACTTTGTTTCGAAGTTCATCTACCTCAAGAGTTACTTTGTCTGGTTCAGTTACCTTGACGTAAACCTCATCGCTCACCGGGTCACCTCAAGATCTAATGTCACCGCACCCTTCAAGAGCCGATCTACACGCCCCCCGTTGTTGATGATTTCCAAGTCATAGACACCATCAGTTGACATTGATGCGGTATCGGCGGATGAAATAGTCAGAGTGACAGTCCCATCAGTTCCACCCAGCTCAATCATTCCGTTTTCGGTTGTTAATTCAACCATTGTTTCAGTGCTGTCAATTTCGGCTCGAATGTGCATTCTTGCCGTGTAATTAGTGAAATCAAAAAGATCGTTATCTGAATCCCGGACAGTGATTTCCCTACTGAACGTAGCGCCCTGATAAATTGTGAAGTTATAGACGCCTGCGATCACGATTCCGCCTCCGAACAACAAGAACTACCACGATTTTAGCGCATATCTTGCCGCTGTCGGGGTCTGGAATGCAAAGTGGGGCGGCTCAACACCGCCCCACTTCACTCCTTGTCGGGAGGAACTAAAGAATCAGTCCTCGCTATCGGTGTCGAAGAAAGAGGCAATCGTCGGATCGCCAATCTTCTGTGAAGCAACGGCTAGAACAGCACCGATCATCGGCAGCAGGATTGCCACCAAGCCCGGATCCATGTTCCACTTGTTTGCTGCGTAGACGAAAAGACCCATGATGCCGCCTTTGGCAACTTGATCACTCGTCTGCTTCTTGTTGACCTTCTTCATCTGTTTCTCCCTGATAGGTCGAATAACTGTTAGTGAGAATAATATCTCCTGCACAGTTTATCATTCCTTGAGCCAGCCACGAGCTCATACCCGGACTCGACACCACATGCAGGTCCTGGCCAGACGAATCAGCAGACTCAGCAACAATGATCCAATTGGTGATTAGACGCTGCGGAAGAGCCTCTTCCACCATCTTCGCGAAGTCAAACTCGTCGTCTTTATCCACGTCTATACCGTGTAGTGAATATAAATACGCCAAGGGTCAGTATCATAGGTGGTATCCCCCGGAGGAGCCGTCTGCCGATATGTAGAACCACCCGCACAAGAAGTAGATTGCAGGCTGCTGTTCGGGTAAATAAGCAACCCAAAACCAGAATTAGTTCCCACAGCAGAACGCGCCCCAGAACTGAAAGCAACAGTTTCGTGACCGCCAAAATTGATAATTCCGCTAGAAAAACCATTAGGAGTAGCAAGATCAGGTGTCGTTGGTCGAGTGCCATAGTTATGGGTGGCAAAAGTAAGGACACCACCACAACCACTTGAAGACGACTTACTGACACTCACAGTCGCAGAATCCGGCGCATACCCGCGAGAAGACCCAGACGCACCCCCAATAGTGTTGTTGCCATAAAACACGTACCCGTACTGGTAGCTAGAAGAACTGCCAATCCACCCCGAGATAACATCTGAAATGCCTGTACGCCAAGGGGTGTTAAATCCTGTAGCCCACGTACCCCAACCGACGTTCAAAGAAGTGCTGATCGGATCAGCGGAAAAAGATCCCCAAGGTTTCGTCGTATACGCCTGAGGCGTCGTGTAACTCGGGTTACCTAAACTGTCAATGTACATAGTTCGATACCAAGCAGTGCTGTAATTCTGTCTATCGCTCGTGCTTACGGTGTGAGGGGCGGTTCCTCCAGAAATTGAGATATCTGCAACGTCTGTAAAAGCCCAAGGATAATAAGGTGAGTACTGTAGTTTTGCGACCGCAATTCCGCTCGGGTCAGACGCAGCATTGTAAGAAACGTTGAACCCTCGAACAGAGTCACTCCAAGTGGCAGCGTAAACTGATCCACCTGTCGGACCGCTAACATCGTTCACCCAAGCGGTCTGCCAGCCACCTGAATAATATTTCACTCGTTGAGGCACAACCCAACTAGAACCGTTGTAGTACTTGATTTTCTGTTGACCATCAAGAATGGTCACCCAGCCAGAACCATTATGGTACTTAATAGCAGCCATGATCAGCCGTCCGTATCAATCCAAAGAGCGTTCGTATCGCTGGGAGCGCTCGTTGAAATATGGATACGCCTCAACCCCAGATCGTTAATTTCGGTCTCTGTATAGTATCTGCCGTCATGAGTGTGACTATCGTCTTTCACGGTCAGGGTGACGGTTTTGTTGGCACTACCATCAAAAGTGAAACTCCCACTAACATCACCCGAGGTCGGGAACGTGATCGTTCTGGCAGTTTCCAACTTGGTTGCCGTAGACGCATTGCCAGTCACAGCACCAGTCAAAGGGCCAGCAAACGCTGTAGCGGTGACCGTTCCAGAAACATCCAATGCCGTTGACGGATTGCTTTTATTGATGCCCACGCGATCCGCAGAAACATCAACAAACAACGTGTCAGAATCAACAGCCAAATCACCAGCAACAGACATCGTGCCACTAGCCGTAACATTCCCAGTAAGAGTGGAAGGGCCAGCAATCGTAAGTGAACCAGTACCAGTCGTGGACAAGTTTCCGGCAACAGACAACTGGGTCAAACTCAACTTGTCGTACGTGATTGTACTAGATGCAATGTTTGCACCCTTGACCTGATCCCACTTCAAACCCGTAGAAGTTGAACTGTCAGCGACCAACACATAGTTGTTTGAGCCAACAGACAAGTTCCCTGGCGTGGAAGCTCCAGTAGCAGCATAAATTGAACCCTTCCCAGTGAGCGTGCTCTTAGCGGCAACGCCACTCAAGTCAGGTGCGGGAAGTTCATGCTGGTGGTCAATGCGAGCAAACTCGTCACGGGTACCAGCAGAATTAGTTTGACGCAAAGTTCCAGACAGATATCCAACAATGGAACCCGAAGTCGTAGACATTTGGGCGGCGGTGCCGTAAAGGTTTAAGGGTTTCCAAGAACCGTTCTCATCTTCGGCGGTATAAAAATAAACAACATTGGTTGTTTGATCTAGCCAAAAAGATCGAGCCCATTCGTTAGCAACAGCGACCGGCTGACTATCCGAACGCACATACCGAGCAACACGATCCTCAAGGTTCTCGTGAGACTCGTCCATCTGGAGACGAGTAAACGCATCGGTGTCCTGAGTCCACCGATAAATTTGTAAGCGTTCTGTTTGAGATACCGTCATGACAACTCCAAAGTCAGGTCAACACTAATTGTACTACGTCACCATCACAGCGATGCTCTACAAAAATGTGTAACAACATAGCCAGCAGGTTTACTAAGGTCAATCAAATCTGTCACAACTTCAGCAGCGGTATCGTCCAAACCATTAGGTGTTTCCGCAGTCAAAGTCTCAACAAGTATCGCCCACTCGTCGCCACCATAATGCTGAGTGATCTCAACAGTCTTCGTGTCACGCAAAAACTGCTTCACCGCCTGCGTCAAAGAATCTAAAGACCCGCCCTTAAAACCACCATATGCATACTTGATTTGATCTCTATGGAACTCCACCAACGACGAAGTAGCCAAGTCATACAACTCAAGATCAAGCCAAGATGAATCAACCTGAGTGATCGAACCAGTCGCCGCTTCAGAAACCACGTATGAGCCATACCCAGTTGAATCACTAGCAGCAGACGTCTGCCCGTCATTCCACTCAATCGTGTTAGCAGAATCGTTCACAGCGGTAATAGTGAACGTTCCATTGAATGATGTATCCGCGACGCCAGAAATCGTGATTAACGTTCCCACCTGAGCCCAATTCGGAGGATACCCAAGATACTTAGTCGCCCCATCAGACTTTATGTAGCCGACAACGTCACCTGAAGCATCTCGTGTCAAGGATCCCCACTCAACACCATCGTTAAACACAACCTCGTAGGTGCCAGCAGAAACAGAATTTATTTCATACTGGCCATCAAAACTTGTCGTGCCAGCAATAATCACCGTGTCACCAACTTCAGGAGCAGGACTTGGCCAATCACCAGATGCAACGGTCGCCGTAACATCACCACCAGCAACACGATCAATATCAGTCAGATCAATTGAATCAAAACCATCAGTATCTGCTTCCGCCATCAAATCAGCCCAAGTGGTCAACGCCGTATCACTTGTACCAACCAAGTTGTCCCATGGCGTAGTACCAGACTTTGCGCCAGTCAAATTCACTCCAACAAACTGAGACAACCAAGGCAAATAATCACCATCAGAAACATCAACATCAACGAGACCACTCAACGTCTCCTGATCATTCACATTCTTCCCAGAAGCCAAATCACGATAGCGAAAATGTAAAAACTGCTCAAAAGCTAATCCTGAATACGTTGCACCTACATCAGCAAGTCGTGACATTGGAAAAGAAGGGAACGTCTGTTCGGAATCCTTTACAACCAGAACTTCAGGCAACAACGGAATGGACTCCCGAACAAACAAATTGTCCATAAACGCAAAATCAGGCATAACGGTCGGATATGCCAAATAGATAGGAGTGGAAGAAGAATGATCCGAAAAAGTCAAACTGAATGACAAATCAAAGTTCTGACCTTCAGTATCAGGAATGTCAATACCTAAACTTCGGACAGTAACCCAACGACCCGCAGGGACGCTTACTGTCCGAGAAACATCAGTCAAACCAGAACTAGAAATATCTATTTGCACCCGAAACGGAGAATTTGATTTAAACAAAGCGTGAAACATGATGTCATCACGCCTATCGTCCAAATCAGTTGTCACATCGTCAAAGACAACGGTGAAATCTGAAGTATTTGCTGGAACGATACGTAAAGAGTTCTGACCACCAGAATACGGAATCTCCTCGGCATCAACAGAAATCGTTGCGCTACCAGCAGACACAGCCCAAGACCCAGGCGAAGACGCAAACATGTAGTCCGCATCCGGCAACTTGTTTACAGCAAAGTAAGCAAGATTCCTGAGTTCTTCACCATGAGCCATCAGATGGCTCCTACCGTCACAGTTGCCTCAGGCAGAATCCCCCGATAGTTGAAAACAATGTCACCAGTTCCGCCGTCCACCACAGCAAGAAGTTCACCACTCTCAAGAGCCAACGTAACGCTGTCAACATATTCAACGCCAGCAACCTGTGATGCCCGGCTCAAAACAGAGTTTGCTCGAATTCTGCTACCCCAATCCCAAACATCTGGACTCAGCATGCTCGTCACCGCAGTATCAACAGCGGCTCGGACACTAACTTCTTCAAAATCTGCAAGAACGGAAATATCAATCGTTGCCTCAACAGGAACAATCAAAGCATCCGTGGTGTCAAAAATTAGACCCGCAACAACTTTCCCGCTGACGTCCAACTCAATTGCAACACGGTCAGTGCCATCAACAGCCGCCCCTTCTTCGCCAGCCACAACACAAGTGACATAACCACCGGTCGCAGAAGCAGACGTAGCCAAACTGTCCAAAAATTCAACAGTGAAAGAGTCCCCAGTCACGCTAGCTCCACCGGTGACACTTGTAGGAGTGCCTACAACCACCGTGGATGACGTAGTAGACGTCACGTTGTAGTTCGTGTTGAATTGTGTTTCCGAACAACCATACACACGGATGATGTCACCAGACTGTGGTGCAGGGACGAGTGCAGTTGGGTCAAAATCAAGATCAAACGTTATAGACCCGCTGCTTTCCGTTGCAGCGTTCGCCAAACCAGACAACAAGAACGTGGTATCTAGCGTTTTCGCTCTGAACACATCCGGATAATTCACCAAAACGTAGTTAGTGATCTGAGAAGCCGTAGCAAGCGACGAGTTGAGAGTTGCCAAATATGCTCGACCACGGGTGAAATAGTCGGCATCAGACTCGCTTGCTCCACCTTGGGTGAGCGTGCCGCTGAACTGGGCTGACAGCAAACGGTTGCTGGCGGTGGCAATCAGTAGCGTGTCACCATTAGATATGGTCGGTTTCTGGCCTGACAACGCTGCCGTCATTGCTACAGCCGCTGACTGCGTGTTGCCAGAAGTGATAGTTATCGCAGTGTCGGTTGAAAACACGTGGTTAATCGTTCCAGTGTCAACAACCTCGCGGTACACGACCTGTGTTCCGGCAGGAATAGTGACACCAGCATCGTCAATGGCTGTGAAAATTACTGCACCAGTAGCAAAAGTGGCTTCTGTTCGTTCAAATTCAAGTAGACGGAGGATACCCTCCATCAGACCGTCGGGCAAACGGTTAATAGCACCACTCATCACCCCGCCGACATATGAAAACGCCTGCAACAGAGCATCTTCAACCGTTCCGGTTCGAGGAGAAAACTCAGGCAACGCCGTACGGGCATATGTCACCGCTCCCTGATAAATATCGTCAGGTTGAACGTCATTAATCGTCAAATCAACGAAGTCGCTGAAATCTGGAGATGCCATCTTAGTTCCTCACTCCGAATTGGATGTCAACTTGGGTTTCCCCGTTTTCAGACACCCTAACTTCAGACGTTCTGATAAAGATCTCTGGGATCTGAGTCGCGGCGTTCAAAGCCAGTTGTCGAGTCAAACTTTCCGAAAATGTTGCGTCAGTCACCCCATAAGTTGGCGTCAGCGGCAACTCACCAGGCTGAATCTGTGCTGTCAACGCCAAAATTTGGGCATAGTACTCATCACTACCGTCAACAAGCTTGCTGATTTCACCGTTTTTCTCAAACCGGATAGGGAAACGCAATGAGTCCATTGTTATATTTTGCCACGCTTACAGGCGCATCAGAGGATGGCACCAAGAACAACAACCTCATCTAAAGAATTGTTAATAAAGGCGCATAGGACATTTCTTCCTACTGCTGGAACCTGATCAATGTCAGTCACTACGGGAGAAGAATCTCCAGTTAGGGCGGTCGTTGAACTGTAGGAAGCAACCCCGGCGAGAACCGATGAAGGTCCGAAAGCGAAACCTGGAGAAACCGCAGGGATCTCCACCCAAACCTGCTTGCCATCAACTTTTCGGACAATGCCCACATAAAAGCCGTTTGTCGTAAGAGACGTTGACGCAGTCCTATTTCTGGAGGTGTAAGAATTAGCCATAGTTTATCAAATCGGGGTAGAAGGAAAATACTGACCGTCGAACACGGCGAGTGATGACGGAATGATACGCGACCTGAAATAGGTGAGAACCCGGTACTCAATGCTGCTTGAACCATAATCAGCAAGAGCCTTATCCATCGCCTTATTTTTGGCTGACGTATTGTTCAGATTGTAAACCGCTAAAGCAGTCTCATAAATCTTATTCAAACTGCTGTCAACGCCAACAATGCTAACTCCAAGTAATTGAATGTAATAATTCCGCATGTCGGTCTTGAGTTTTGACGGCAACGACAAACCTCTAATCAACCCCTGCTTTGCTTTCAAATCAGCCCTCACGTGACCTAACGCCCTGCCAGGAATGTACTTGTACCCCTTGTTGGTCGAATTGCTAACTACAGCAGCGATCATTTCGTCAACCTGCTGCTCAGTTGTTGCTGTCTGCCAAATACTGTCCGCCTGACGCAGGGTGTAATCAATAACGTTCTTTGTCTCTTTCATCTGATACTCGGCTCGCGAAACGTTGGCAGCAGAAGGCGGAGGGGCAGACGGAGAGTAATATTTCTTGACGTAGTCAGAAATCTTGTTCTTGATTGAATCAGGCAAACCAAGATTGTTGTTGTAATCGGAAGGACTACTATTGCCACCAACCCCAGAACCAGACTGAGGAGGATCAGGATCATCAGGGCTTCTAAATTGAACCCGTACAGGATCAGGTACACCCTCATCAAACTCAACAGCAGTGATCAAATACAAAGCTTCAAAATCAGGTATACCCAGCAAAGAAATAGTCATACCTGGTCGCAACTTCACACCGTTGACACGCTCAATTTCAAAAGAGCCCTCTCCAAGTTTCCAATCATCATCAGACTTGGACACCGAAGGCATACCAATCAACCGGTAACGAGAAGATGCACCAGGAAATTTTGATTCTGGAGGTGATGGCCACTGAATCGGTATGAACTGGTTATCACCATAAACGTACGACGGATCACCCCACTTGCCAAGCAAATGTTCCTGCGACGTGAAAAATAAAATGTTTTGTGTCTCAAAGACGGTGAACTGGTTTTCTCCAGCGACACGGTTCAACACGTCCCAAACCGACTCGTCAACCCTGCTACTTGAGCCTTTAACAATGTTTTTCGCCTCGTTCGTTTCCTGACCAAAAAATTCCATGTTGAAACGAGCAGCAATCGTGCTTGCAAACTCGGTAGGTGACAATCCAGAAAAAGCCTCCGGATCTTTGTCACGCTTCATCAACTGGATATTCTTAGAACGAGCAGCAATCGTGTAAACCGGATACGAGCTCTGATCTTGAGAAACCTCAACTCGAGAAATCTCAAACATGAGATCGCGGTAGTAAACGTTCCTACGCAACTGGAAATAGTTGTTAGCACCAAAACCGAAATCTTTGTCAATGACAGTGAACTGAATTTCACTTGACGCATCCATCGTCAAAGAAACAGACATCTGAGTAATGAACGGCGAGATGTCACCAGCGTTCTGCGTGGAGGTCTCACCAATTGAAATGATGTCGGAATCAATAAGGTCAAACGTCGCCATTACTGATCACCGATCAAAGGACCACCCTGTTCCGCCCACGCATCAGTCCACTTAATGAAATCTTCTTCCTTGCTACCGCCACTGCCGTCAGGATTCTGAGGCTTAGGATCATCCGTGTATTCAATCGGAGGGAGTTCAACAATTGAAATGTCAGGGTTGATGTTCTCAACCAAACTCATACTTACCTGAGCAGAAACAATCTTTCCAGCAGCATTGCGGCGCATAGATTCAAACGATAGATCAGTGATTGACCAGAACGGCGCAGACTCAGAAACAGTCTCAGCGAACTCGCTACCCAAAAACTGATCGGCGTACACAAACGTTACAGGTCGCCCACTCTGAGAAATACGACGCACCAAATCCAAATCGCCTTCAACATCCAAAAACATTCCATCAAACGGAACAGCAATCAAAAACTCAATAGACACCTGACGAGAACGGTACGCAGAGAAAGCAACCAAAGGCTTCCTGCCAGGACGACGAATCTGAGTGATCTCCGGAGACATCTCCGAATACGAAATCTGTTGAGGCGGAAACGCAAACTTGAACTCAAGCGGCTGATCAGTCAACGAACCAAACGCCGCAATCATCTCCAAATATCGAACATCATCACTACGAGTAACTGTTGAGCCACTAGGAGTAATAGCCGCACCAGCCGCAGACGAATTACGCGCAGCAGGAGTCAAACGTAACGAACGAGTATCAGACCTAGCCATCAGGAACGCTCCCTCATCATCTGCGCCTGACGCTCAATCCGTCGAGCAACAGCCATCGCAACCGCTTCCTCATTCATGCCCGGTGCAGCATTCACAGTCACGTTGATAGTTGACGCACCACCACCCATGCCGGAAGAAACATTTGCAGGTGAATACGTATCGCCGTGAGGTGGCACGACGTGAAGATGACGGTTAGTTGTTCCACCGTGGAACTCTGCGTATCCGCCAGCGTTCTTCATCGCCTGCTGATACAAACCAAGGTTATTACCCACCATGTCAATGGCATTACCTGTTGCATGATCGGATGACATGGAGCCAAGGTTGAATGAACGCAAACCAGAAGTGATCGTTCTCTTGCCTGCAATCCCACCGGAGAGACGATTGTGAGTGCTTAGTGTTTGATCGTAACGCGATGTAGCGGTGTCACCCCAGTTGAATGGGTTTGCCCAGCCAAGCCAGTTGCCGTCGTCAAACCACGTATCGCCATCAAATGGGTTCAGGAAACTACCGATTTTCCCTAGACCATTACCGAAAGATGACCAGAAACCGCCGTTACTTCCAAACTCCTGCTGGATAGTGGTGCGGAACTCGTTGATTGAATCGTTGAAGTTCTGAACTGCTTGATCAAACGGTTCAATCATGTCCTTGCCGAGCAGTTCAGCCATGTTGTCCAGAAATATTTGTTCCTGCTCTTTTTGGGTTTCAAGCAACTCCAGATTGTCTACGTTCAATCCAGCACTTTCAAGCACATTGCTAACTGCGAATTGTGGACTAGCGACACCCAAAGCCCTCTCCGTCGCAAAATTCTCCTGAATTTGTTGTTCCCTGAGGATATTCCCGGCTTGAACCAACTCACTTACACTCATGGCTTCCAACTGGGATCGAATAGACCCGGCATCAACAGCAACACCGATAGCCGTAGCTTCGGTAATAACATTTGCCAGCAACTGATCAATAACAGCGCCGGACGTTCCACCGATCACATCTTGGATTGCTTGACCACCTACACCAGCGAGCAAATCTCCTTGCATTCCGGCAAGAGCGCCACCTTGTCCAAACTGGACACCACCTTCACCGATGTTGGCAGCAAAGTACTGGAGTGCCCGCAACGGATCACCTTCACCGACCAAAGAAGCCTGCACACCAGCAGCCTCAATAACAGCCAGGCGATCTGCGTCAGTAACAGCACCAGCAGCAACCTTTTCAGCAAATGTGCGAGTTACCTCATCAATTGCCGCTTCGCTCTCAATGAGCGCGCTACGTTGACGCACACTTGATAAAGAACTTGCGAAAGCGTTTGAAATTGAAGCATTAAACTCGTCACCCCACTTGCCAACAACCAAGCCGGTTTCAATCATGATTTCTTGCAACGAAATGAACTTGTCACTCAGATCAACGTCGGCTGCTCGAGCAACTGCCTGTATCTCGCCTTCTGTCATGCCGAGCATTTTTGCGAGATCTCTTGATCGGCGACGACCCAAATCAATTGACTCATTCAACTTGCCGCTCTCTTCAAGCCACGCCCTGGCACCCTCCTGAGTAAACAACTCACTTTCAGAAAGCCCATTAGCAACTTCATAAGCGATCTGACTGAACTCGCCCATCCGATCTTCGGCGGCATCAAAATAGTTACGAGAAACAAAAACATCCTGAACTTGTTCCCCATACCCCTTAGCAAAATTAGACGCAGCGTCCTTAATATCATTCTTGAAACTTTGACCGCCAAAATATCCAGCGATTCCACCAACTATCGCACCACCAATAGCACCAACAGCAGTACCCAAACCAGGGATAACCGAACCAAGAGCAGCACCAGTCAAAGCACCGCCACCTGCGCCACCCAAAACTGCGCCAGTTGTTCCGCCACCAGATCGCATAAAGAAATTACCGATAGCCGAACCAGCCATATACGAACCGGCACCAACAGCCAAAGCACCAGTGGCTCTTCCCGCTGCGCCAGTCCTCATCGCCTGACCCAGACGTCCACTACCAGAAGCCGCTCTACCTACAAATGGAAGAGCAAAACCAGCGGCAGCACCAGCCGGACCAAGAGCACCTAAAGTGCCAATTAAGTTAGACAAACCGGCAACAAGCGAAGAGATGACATCAACAATCTGAGTGAGAATAGGAAGAACTTTGAAGAACGCTTCACGAATAGCACGGAATAACTCAAAGATGTTGTCAATAAGGCCACCTAGAGCAGAACCGAACTCCAGCAACTGCTCTTTATTGTCCACCACCAGATCAGCGAAGTTTTCAAAGCCTTGAGACAACCCGCCACCAATAGCGCGAAGGATCTCGCCGAAGAATTCATTGATGACACTTGACGCTTCACTGAACTCGTTCAAAAACTTGCTGAAACGCTCAGATGTGTCAGAGAAAAAACCAGTGAATCTGCGCCAGCCGTTAACGAAGTTAGTCATAACTTCTTCAGTTTTAGGTAGATACTCGTTGAACAACTTGGCGGTGAACAAACCAAGTTTGTCAATCGCTCCCACAAGTGTCTCAACAAACGGACCAGACGCAAACGCCTGCAAATTGCCAGTGATTGAAACAACTGTCCGGAAAATTATCCGGCGAATATCCTCAAACGCCTCCTGCACCTGAGGCAAAAAGTTATTACCAATGTCACCAAACAGCACTTGTATCTCAGTGCCGAAAGACTTCAACTGTCCAATCAGCGTGCCTGAAACAGTGCCCGCAGCACCCTCAATACCAGCCTGACGAGCCAACTCGCCAGAAGAAATAGCAGCAATGATTTCCTCGTTGGACTTCTTGCCGCCCTCAATCATCGCCTTATAAGACTTTTCAAACTCTGGCCCCAACTCTCGAGCAGCAGTCAACATCTGCTCGCCACCAGAAGCCTTACCAGCCTGCAACAAAGAAATAACCTGAGCAGCCGCTTGCAAACCCTTCTCCATGTCACCTGACGTAGCAGCAAAGTCAGCCAAACCACGCAAACCAGTAACCGTCTGACCCGTAACTCGAGCATTCTTGGAAGCAGCAGCAAAAGCACCTGTCAAAGCCTGGACACCAAAAACAGCCAACTGAGCGTCACCCTGCATCGCCCGCAAACCACGGCTAGCAGACGCAAACTGACCGCCATACGAACCGACACTCTGAGCGGCAGCGAACTGACGCATAGCCGCAGCAAACGTTGCAGCCAAAGCAGCAACCCCAGCGGCAGCGTTAGCAGCAGCAACACCGACACCACGAACAGACGCCTGATAGCCCCTTGACAAGAGCTGACCTGTCTTCAACAGCAAGTTCACCGAAGACAAAGCCGCAGCATAAGCAAGAGTTTCAATACCAGCAGCCTTGAACGCGAACGTCAACAACTTCATCATGCCTTGTAAGCCCTTGGCTCCCTTTTTACCGGCACCAAAAGTTCGGTTCAGGCGATTGTGAGAACGGTTATACCTATCCGTGTCGCGCTCGGCATCTTTAGTTGTCTTATTGTATTTACGTAACTCTTTGTCGTTATCGCTAATGGATTTATTCAGACTTCGCTGACGCTTCTCCATAGCGTCAAACCGGTCATTCAAATCGCTAAACGTTTTCTCACACGCCTCAGCCTGAGCGCACATCGCAGCAAGTTTGCGTTGAACCCGATCAATAGCAGAAGTATCAGCCCTGACATTGATCTTAATTGTTACACGTTCTTGGTCCGCCATGAACGGGCTCCATCAGGGCTACAGGTGTCGATTACTAAGACCGATTTTGAGCACGTTTGCGCTCAATTTCCTCACGATCTTCCTGTATAACTTTAGCACACGCATACCTGAGCAACCATTCCTCATCGCTACTATCTAAAATGCGAATTGGGTCTGTGCCAAACAACTCCCCTAAACGTGCCGCGCTTTTAATGCGCGGATCATCGACCAGTTCGTCTAGGAGATCTTCGTAGGGTCCACAGTCTCAACTGTGTCCCCAAACCCTGCTGCATCAAGGATCGCCAAAGCAGCAGACTCAACATGAGGTTCAATACCGAAAAACGCCAACACGCCATCCGGAATCGGTCGAGAAGCACCCACCATTTCCAAAATCGCAGATGAACCAAACGTGTAAGGACGTCCCTGCTCATCCTCTGCAATCTCGTTATTGAAAGCAATACCGGTGCAAGTGTGCCCAACAACGCAAGCAGCGAACTTCGTCGCATCCATGCCGTTCTTAGTGTCCTCACCAGACTGCTTACGCCATGCACGCATCTGCCCCTGAGTCACATTCGGAGAAACCCGAACAGTCACACCAGGACGCTCCGGAACCTCAATGAAAACCTCAGGGCGCTCAATCTTCTTGCTCAGTGTTTCTTTCAACTGATCAAGAACCGAAGCAGAACCAGACGTTGCCGCACTTGACGACGAATCCGAAGAACCGCTGTTCATTTCGTAAAGTTCATCACTCATAAGAAAGCACGCTAGCACAGCAAAAGAGACGCCAGTGGAACACCGACGCCTCTTTCACC